GTCCGACAAGGTACATAACTCTGAAAAACAGGCTTGAACGGTTTCCTTGAAATCCAAGTTGTTTTCCTGCAACTGAGATGTCTTGGCATGGGAATCCGAAACACCAACAGTCTGCTTTCGGAATATCATCGGAACACACTCTTCTAACGTCATTTGCGTACCATTCTCCGTTTCTGTATCCATCTTTTAAAATCTCCTTCTGCCTTTTTTTCTGTGGCAATTCATCCAGCCTCTTTCTTTGTTCGTCCGTCAGAAGATGCATGGAAATATAACTTGCTGTAGCGAACTTATCAAACTCGCAAAAACCAACGCATTCATGTCCGGCAAGTTCCATTCCTCTGCGGAAACCACCTATTCCAGCGAACCAATCTATAAATTTCACTCTCACATCCCCCAATCCTGTCTTGAACTATCATTCCCGGCTACTCCATTCCTCTTAGCAGTAGTTCTTCCGTTAATCCCGTACATTTCATACAATCCTTTCGTAGCACGTATGCCGTTCCAGTGCATAGAATCTGTTGGTTCATGGTAGAGTTTTATAAAATCATCCACGCTATAATGCATTTTGGGATTTCGCTCTGTATAATCTCTTGCCCGGTCTTCACTGCCATATCCGCATTTCGGTGCGAGTTTTATGAATTCTTCTTTTTTCATATTCTCGAAAGGAGCCGATATATCTTTGCCCGGCCGGAGCTCCGTACTCCTTTCTGATTGTTTTTAATCCAACTCTGTATTTTCATCTACAAGATCAATTAAGCCAAGTGGTGAAATGTCTTCCAGTTTGTATAGCAGTCCATCACACAGTTCTTTGTGCTCACATTTGTCACAGTCAATTTCTATTGAATTGCAATATTCTGCTAACTCTCTGATTTTCATGTCATCACCTCATTTTCTCCTGTGTTCATAGTTACTCCCTTACTACGCATCTGCGCTCAGTTGTTACATAATATTTTCCATCGTGTTCAGAGCACCATTTTCTAAGAAGTTCTTCTTTTTGTTCATCCGTTGTTCTTTCACGTTCAATCTTTAATGGTTTTTCATACTTCACGATATGTGTTTTTTCTTCTACTACCAATAGATACCATATAAATTCCGTCTCAATCGGCTTTTTCTTATGATCTGCTTTCCACTGTTTGAGGATTTTGACAATCTCTTCTGGATGGCTTATCTTGATATCTGTACATGAATGTTCTCTATCTATTTCTTTAATTGGACAGTGCCAACAATTGGCATCATGACAATCCTCTCCAAAAGTCCGAATTGCTTCTTCCGCACTCATTTCTTCTACTGGTTCAAGCATTTCATCTGTCCAATAGGCGACTCCCATTCCTTCTATCGCATAACTAGTAATTCCTACACCCGAAATTGTTACCGTCTTTCCTGCAAATTTTTCCATGCTTTTTGTAAGCATATTACTTCCATATATTTCATACGCTTTCAAGTCGCTTCTTACTTTTACCTTATCTCCAACCTTATATTTCACTTTCTATCCCTCCTAAGCCAAAACTTTCGTTTCTTCTTTTCCTGTTTCTCTTTCTGTTTTTTAGACCACTCCGCAAGATATTGTTCCTGCTCCTGATCCTCCTGTTCCTGTCGTGTCACTATGTCACCTCTTTCATCAATTCCTCTATATACAGATCCATACTGTGAACCAACTTGATACAATTTCCATGTAATGCATGGTTCTTCCATGAATTATATTTCTCATAGAATTTTTCTTCCGTGAGTTTCCCAGCTTTCACGTCTTTCACCAATTTTCGGAATTTCTTTTTGTTCTTCCGCTTATTCTCTCCTGTCAGCTTCCGAATATATTTCCCGTCAGCAGTCATGTAATGGTGAAACCCCAAATATCGCATTCCTTTTCTAAACGGTATGATCTGTGTCTTTCCGTTCAATTCAAGTCCAAGTGTTTTTAGCATTTCTCTGATACATTCAAAACACCATTTCAAATATTCCTTATCTTGATGAATCAAGTAGAAATCGTCCATATATCGTCCATATTCGGTTATTCCAAGTTCGCCCGTCACCATGCAGTCTACTGCATGAACCATAAGCAAGGCATATACCTGTCCGGCTTGATTCCCGAGTGGCAAGCCAGGATTCTCGCTGCTATCAATCAATGTATGATTCAGCCACGTTGTGTACGGGTCTGGGAAGAAATAATCTACAATATCTTTCAGTATTTCATGATCAATTTCGTAAAAGAAATGTCTTATATCGCATTTCAATATCCATCCGTCTACGCCATGCCTCTGATAGAATGATTCCATGTGGTTCCTTAATCCATCTAATGCATACAGTGTTCCTTTTCCTATTTGTCCGGCAGAATTGTATTTTATAAATACATTCTTCAATTTTGGATGCAGAATGTTGTCACAGAGTATGTGTTGCACTACCTTATCTTTAAATGAACATGATTCAATTGCTCTTTGTTTCGGCTCATATATTTCGAACCGGTTATACTGAGCAACTGTATATGTCTGATTCTCTAACTGCTCTTTTAGGATATTGATTCCGTCTAAAGCGACATTAGAAAATCTTGCAGTGCTGCTATTAAATTTCTTGCCAGACTTAGCTCTTCGATAAGCGTAATACAGATTCCCATAATCCGTGACAATTTCTTTATCCATTGGTACTCCTTTATATTTACCTCTATGAGGACGGTCCGTTTCCTTTTTGTATCTTTCCCGATTTCGGCTTGATGCCTACTCTGACTCCCTGTTATACAGAATGGGCGCACCCCGTTACTGTTGTTGTAGTTATTGTTGTTGATGTTACCGGACGGAGAAACAACCGCTTAACGGAAACGAACCTAAAGTGTATTTATCTTTGCCGGTCTTTGGTTCTCCATGCAATAGCCATATGTTTTACATCAGATACCAACTTTGACCAATATTCCACGCTCTTTTCACTGATGATATTTAGCTCATAGGACATCTCTATGTAGAAAAGTAGTTCATCGCAATACGTAATTGCTTTCGTCTGCATTTCAAGTCGATCTCTTTTATAATTCTTGATATCCGTTCTATTCGCTTCAAAGAGCATTTCATAGATTTCCATTGACTTATTCTGCATTTTATCAACAAGTGAAAATCTATATTTTTTTGGATATCGGTTGGCATTGCTGGTCACTTTCAATGTATGTGTGGCCAGTTCCTTCGCCTTTTGAATTACTTTCAGATCATTCTCTGCCATTAATCATCATCTTCCTCGCAAGATTCAAAGATTGAAGAGGAAAAGATACAAACCGGGCGCACCCCGTTACTGTTGCTGTAGCTACTGTCGTCGAAGTTACCGGACGGAGAAACAACCCGAACAAAGGTGTCATCATCATTACAAGCTGTGCTGTCTGGTGTAAGTGTCCACCACCATTTATTTGTATTTGGCAAAAGTTTTCTATACTTCCGGTATTCATCCACAGAAATAAGCGAAACATAATCTCTACAAGTTCCATATTCCGCCTGACCATCTAATGAAAGTAAATCGCGCTCAAATTCAACCAGTGAATCCACTCCCAACTCATTCTCAATCTTTTTGCGAAGATCTGTGTTGAGCTCATTTCTCAAATCACTGCTTTTCCAGTCATTGCAATTATCATCAAACTCTCTGTCTCTTCCGTAAAAATCTTCCGAAATTGCAAAATATCCTTTTTCGAGCTTGTCCAATACCAGCCACTTAATACCGGCAACCTCAATTGTCTTTCCGATTTCCGGCTGATATTTTTTTCTTAACTGCTCATAAGCTTCATTAAGATTTTTAAGGTTTTCTCCGAATTCTTTTAACGTCATCATGATTTACTCCTCCTCAACCTTGGATACAAAGATATTAGATTTTAAGATACAAAATGGGCGCACCCCGTTACTGCTGTTGAAGTTATAGTTGCGGATGAAACCGGACGGAGAAACAACCGCTACTGAATACTCCCATCCTCTTTCTTTCGTACTCCAAGGTGTGCAAGTCCAGTACCAATCCGGTAAGTCTTTGTTTACAAGCAGATTATTGTATTCACGTGCTTCGTCAAATGTCAGAGGCCTTACTTTTGTCAAGAGTTTTCCAAAAACTTCCTGACCATCAACTGTTACTAATCCTGCTTCATTTTCACAGATATTGTCTTCTCCGAACTCAGCGACAAACTCATTGAGAATTTCGCCCTCGCACAGTTCTCTTAATGATGATTTCCTGTATTCCGTACAATCATCATCAAATTTCACATCTTCACGATATAAGTCTTCTGTAATAACTGCAGTGCAATCTTCTTTCTGTTCCAGTACAATGAATCTTCCGATTCCTGTATCAAATTTCCCACCAACCGGGATATCTTTCAGCATCACTTTGTTTTTCTGTTCTTCTTTCTCGATAGCTGCTACTAATTTCTTTGCTAATTCCAATACACTACTTTTGCCCATTTTTACTTTCCTCCTGTTTCTTTCTCCAATATTCATACGGATCCGCATAATGTGGTTTCCGTTTATAATCCTCAATAGCCTGTTCCTGTCTTGTCACGAAGTCACCTCCGAACATCATTCTTTTTGCTACGTCTTACTATTCTCCGCTTTTTCTTTGTTTCTCCTGGTAACTCTGCTTTGGCACTCGCCCAACTACAGTCTGCCAAAGGACAGATAAAACAGTTTGGATAAGTACATCCATCCGGTTTTCCCATATTCTTCCTCCTATGTAATAAGCTTTCTCTCTAGATCATTCATGTCATAGTTCCGGCCATCGAAATTATTGAATCCTTTTTTCTCCTGTCCGCTGTCTTCATACTGTCCCTCAGACACTTTCGTGAAATTGTTCGGTAACACAAACCAGTCGAATGTTATCTTCCAGTTTTTTACTTTTCCCTGTAAGTACTTGCTTTTCTTCACGTTGTTCACAGCTTGCAAGACTTCTTCCAATCCGTTGCTTTCTAACCTCGCTTGCAAGTTCTGGTATCTTTTGGAAGTCTTTTCTATCTTCTTTACAGGTTTTATCCCGTAGCTTTCCAAATCGTTCCAGGCTTTTATGACAGTTTCAACGGATCCATCGTCTCTTTCCGGCTTTTCTTTCTGCATTATCGGCTTATCTTTTTTTTCATTCTTCTGTTCGGTCTGGTATCTTGCATAGTTATTCACCGTGTATACGGTATATCGGTTGGTACTTTTGCATGTGATTTCTCCCGTCTTTTCCAGGTGCTTTAATGCTGTCTTTACCTTGCTTTCGCTCATTCCTGTTCCTTTTGCCAATTTGTCTATCGATGCAACAAATGATCCTTTTTTTATCTCTTCGCCACGATAGCTTGCGTCTTTCCAATTCGCTTTTAATAGCATGTGCAAGAACAGATGGCATGTATTTACGTCTGTGTACCAGTCCCAGTCCAGTATCTTTCTGCTAAGTTTTATGTAATTCTCGCTCACACCTCTTCAATATCCACCTCAATTCTCGGATTTTTCTTATCAACATAGAATTCATCCGTGAATCCCACTATGTTTTTCCATCCATCGTCCTGCAAGACTTTGGTATCTACTAATGCGTCTTGGATGCACTTTCGCCCAAATGCGCTTACATTATCCAAGTCACGTCTCTTATCCGGCTCATACCATCGGTAGTGCATCCGTACCTTTCTTGTTATTCGTAATCTTCCGAATTGCTCATATATAGCTTGCATAACACGGGATTCATTATCTTTCTTCATATCCGCTCCTTTATACCTATTGGTATTCAGTGCACGGATATAATCATTCATGTTATTCAGCTTGCCTTTCACCATCAAAATGTAATGCATTGTAATCCCTACCTATCTTTTTCCAACTCTCAAACGTCTGCTTCATGCAGAGCCGTTTATACTGGATTGCTCTGGCTCTATGTAATTCTTTCCCAATGTATTCATGGAATGCTTTTTCATCTACCGGATCACCCGGAATCGGTCTAAATACACCATCTCCAATATTCACAATACAGTCACCATTGTTATTCGCATGCTCTATCATTCTTCGAAAGATTCTATCAACATTCATGTTGTGCGTTTCTATGTCCATCCGGTATTCGGTTAAAATAGCTTTCTGCCGTCTCTCTATTCTTTCCCAACGCTTTTCTCCTTTCTGCCGGAGTGTGGCTTCTCCGGCCGTGATACAATATCTTGTGCTGTGCATATCGAATGGGTGAGATGATATGCGTTAGAACCTGTTAATAGTTCCTGTGCCACATGAATCTATGTTAATTAGTTACAACCTGTTCTTTCCGAACACCTGTATGAACTCTTCTCTTGTTCCGCAGTGTTCCTCAAAATATCTCTGTGCCATCCGCTTAAGTTTTAAGTCCAAGCCCTTGTTCGGGTTCCCGTGTACGCTTTCTGGCGTAAATTCGTGTAAATGTGTTGCTAACGGTATCACAAATCCGTATTCTTCCGATTTTTTTCTGTACGGACCATAGAAAATGTGGTGTCTGTGACAGTTTGGACTTCCTGTAAAGTAGCAGTGTTCCATATCATCAGTGAATACACTTTTAAGTCTTTTCGCCAATCTTCACACCCCATCTTTCTTTCATTTCGCTTATCTGGTTCGGTGTCATGGTCTCTATTCCAAGTTCTTTCGCTTCGTACACAGTCCCGTCAATCAGTTTTGCCATTTCATCGGTATCGTAAGTATGTGAACCTCGCATTACCAGATTCACCCGGAACACTTTCCCTTTCTGATTGGTGGTTGTCCTCGATGTAGGTTGCAGATGAACAAATTCCACATTGTATGCGTCTATATCATCGTCCAACGGAAGCGGAACTAATGCACCGTTAATGGTTTCGTACTGTCCGTATTCCGCTATTAGCTTATTCTTTATGTATACCTTTCTGTTCCCGGTCGCATCCGCAATCTTTCCAACCAATACATGAAAGTAAGAGTTTGCATCGAGACTTCTTTTTTTCTTGTATGCCTTAATCGTTATTGTAATCTGCTTACCTCTAAGGTTCTCAAATGCCTGTCTTGCGTCTTCATTTAGCGTCAGACTGGCTTTTTGCTTATTGGTGGCAAAATCCACCGCTAAGCTATCAAAAGTCCCTGTATAGTCCATTAATCATCACCATACTTTTTCTTAATCGCATTCAGCATCATTGCACATTCTGTTTCTGTAAGTGTGTCCACCGTCTTTCCATTTCCGCATACCCAAGCTTCTAAATCAATGCCGTGTGCCGTACACTGCGTTTTAAGCGTTTTCTTTTTTGCTTCTGATGCAAGATTCTCTCCAGTTCCAGGAATCTGTGCTTCCAGTTTGTTGTATTCTTCTTTCAACCATAAGTTAAATCCAAGTCCAGTATGAATAGCCACACACTTCACAAACGCTCTGCACATGCTGTTCCATACTCTCTGTTGGCTCATGGAGTTGTCCTTTACTGGATTTGCGCCGTTCATTACTGGCGTCTGCATCTCATACTCTTTATCGTCAATCACAACTTTTATTCGAGTTTCATAACAACGATTTGTATTATTGTTCTTGTCCTTAAACTCGATGTCTGTTTTTCTAAGGCTGCTTCCGGTTTGCGGATCAGGAATTGGCTCCCAATACACCTCGGTAGCACCATTCTGTCTCAGCAGTTCAATACATTTCGCCCAGTTCAAATACGTGAATCCATCTCGCTTTTCGCAATACTGGCTTACATCGACTTTCACTAATTCCTCGTAGCTTTTAAGTGCCATTTATAACATCCTCCTATACATGTCATTCAAGCAATCTTCGCATAGTTTCTCATCGTCTACCGTGTATAGATATTCACCCTCATACATCGGCACACCGCATGAGCTACAGTAAGTTACTGGTTCCGGCTCCGGCGGTATGGTCTTCCAATGGTCATAGCCTTTAATGCTTTCCATCTTCATCCCACCCCATCAGTTTTAAAATCATGTCTCTCTCAACATAGCTGTTTTTGCAGACATATCTTTTCAGTGTGTCCAGTTTCGTTTTCTGGCAGGCATATCCCTCAACAACTTCTCCGTAACCTTCAACAACGTCTGCTACCGCATCCATCACGCTCTGTAAGCTATCTTTTTTCTCTTCTCCCATGTTCAAATCTCCTTTCATGTGTTATAATTTTCTTGAATGTTTTTCTGAGTGCTTGATTGGATTTTATCCATCGGCACTCTTTTTTTATACACATCCGGCTATCATAACCGCCAATGCGTATAGCGTTATCACAAGTGCTATCCTGTAGTAGTTAAGCTTGTCTTCCATGCGCTCTACCTCCTACCCGATCATAAGTGTCAGCATTGCAATGAATGTGACGAACCATAAGCAACGCCAAAAGATTAGTTTTCTTTTCAGCTTACGGATAATCTCTGTTGCCATTGTCATGTGTGCTTTTCCTCCTGTTCCTCAGATTTGCGAATTACAGGAGAATGTGTTATAATAAACCTGTATTCGCTAAGTGTTCGTTAGCGGTACACCGCCCTGTCTGGTATGCTAGTACCAGCGGGGCACTTTTTATGTCCCTTTTATCGTCAGACAGATTGTGTCTGACATATATCTATATTCTTTTTATTCTTATTCTTCTTTATATTCTTCTATTGTTGTTAACTGGCTTGCGAATTGTTTGTTAATTGATTGTTATGTGGCTTGCTAACCATTTTCACTTGACAAGCAGTTTTGCCTTATTTTTCAAGGGTTTTAGCTTGTCATTTGCTTGTCAACTGGCTTGTCAAAATTTTCGATTTTTTGAAAATTTCTTTAATTTTGGCTTGTCAATTGATTGTTATCTGAGTGTCATTTGGCTTGCGACCAGTTACCGTTTTGCCCTTATTTTTCAAGGGTTGTGGCTTGCTAAGTGGCTTGCGATTTGACTAAAAATCAACTGCCATTTTCGCATTTACCTTTCCGATAATTTGAATACATTGAAAAATAAATATTTTTAGTCTTTTTTACTGCCTTTCGTACCTGTTTTTTTCACCTTTTTATATGCGTTATTACCGCCAATGATGTTCCCGTTTTTGTCAAGTTCGTCCCAAACATATCGCCCTTTACCGGAATTCCGCCACTGTGAAAACCCTCTCAATTCTCCGTAGTCAAGCCATTCTTTTATGAGTTTTACATGACTGTCTAACATGCACTGAACGGTAAATTCCATTGTTGTGCCAACCGGAACGGTCTCTGAACATGCAAGGGATATTCTTTCTCCCTGTGGTGTATTTGCCCGGAGCGGTCTCTGACACGTTCCCATATCCCCGTCAAAAATCAGTGGAATTTTGCGCTCTTTCACAAAAATAAGACCGTCAATCTCCTTTTTGTACGCTTTGATTTTTGATGATTCACTACCTTTAACCTTGCGGAGCATTCCGCATGAATCTTTGAACATTCCTTTTATCTGGTAGTCATATACGAACGGTTTTCCGTCTTCGTATTTGTGGAAAATCGTCATTGATTTCTCTTCTACTGCATCTACACCCAGTGTTGCTACTTCGTCCTCACGGGACGGTGCGTCCGGTGCCTTTGATGCGATATAAGTCCGGTGAATCTCCTTATCCGCACACTGAGAACCTAATACTTCCTCAGTGAACGTAATTCTTACTTTCAATTCTTTCATGATACTGTTTTCTCCTTTTCAATTTGTTCTGGTTGCTTTGCTACTCTACGCTCTTCCTTTTCTTGTCGAAACTGTGCTCAGCTTTTCCGTTTCAAAGCTTTTCACTTCGTTTCCTTAGCTTCGCCTCGCCCTTCTTTTCCGTCTCATAGCAGCGCTTGGCTCTTCAATTCCTTATCATTCTATTCCATGCTATTCCTTTTCCGAGCTATGTTGTGCATTTCCACGCATCTCCGTTTCAGAGCTTCTCTCTTCAATTCCTTATCTTTTCGTGTCTGTTCATGCTGATCTGCTACTTTTCGAATCCGTGCTAAGCGTCACAAAGCCATATCATTTCTTTTCTAGTCTCTGCCATTCATTTCCATCTCAGTTACATTCAGTGCTTTACATTTCAGCTCCATATCAACTCTTGGCTCTTCCGTTGCATCTACCATTCAATCTTTTTTCCAGTAATGTTGTATGACTGTTTTATAATCTCAAGTCTCTTGTTGATAATTTGAATTTGTAATTGCATCACAATTGACATAATCCATAATATCCAAAATTCATATTCTTTCATTTTTCATCTCCTAAACCAAATATGATAATAACCAACGTACATTTCTTAATAAGTCTTTTCCGTTAAAAATAAGATTTATCAAGATTGATGTAACTCCGATGATTATTGCCACAGTTGATTGATCTATCTTTCTTTTCATCTTTGCTATCACTCTCCTTGTCTTTTCTTCTGGATTCTCCTATACTGTTCATACAGGCACTGCCATGCCGAGTAATTCAGAAAGGAGTTTCAATTATGGTATTAAGTACTAATGCAGAAAATTTCTTAAAATACCTTTTGGGCATCTATAAAGATACAAAAGAAAATAAGTTTTATTATTTCTCTTACATGGATTTTTCTAATCATGATTCTGCAATAGAAGAATTAGTTGAGAATCACTGCATCCATAAAACAAATAACATCAATGGGTGTATCAAAATCTCAGAAGATATTCTTCTTTAATCATTTCCCTGAGTGTCCTTGCTATCAGCCATTTCAGCAACTTCGCTCAGGGTTTTCCTTTTGTTGTTTACTGATTCCACAAACTGTTCAAATTCAATACCGCCATCAAAAGAAAATTCTTGAATATTGATTCTCATTTCTACAGTCGGACACAACTCTCCGCTTTCATTTCTTGCGTGATAGTTCAAGTCTTCTATGCCGTTTGTGATGTATTTACCATCAATGAAAACGTTTGTGCTCTTTCCTATCTGCACCAATGCAAATTTAGGATTCATGTTGTAACCTCCTTTAATTAAACTTTGCTCTGGCAGACATCAGCTCAGCCAGAGCTTTTGTCATTTCGACCAATTCCTGACTTTCATAAATAGATGCAACACGTTCTGTTTCTTTCTGCAAAAAGTTACACAGTTTTTCAATGGTTTTATCTACTTTTAAAAGTTTGTCCTGTTCCATGTTTTCACCTCCCTGTATTTAATTGTTATGTACTCCGGCTCGATCTTAGGTTTATCGAATATATACAAGCCAAAATAATGTAATGGAATTTAGAAAAGTTGCAATTACCACCATCGTGTATCCAACCTTAGTTATTTTCATCTTCGCTATCACCCCTTTTTGTGTTATAATTTTTCAAATACCAAAAGAAAAGAGGTTGTATAATGCACGCAATTTTTAATTTCATGCAAGAATTATTCACAAGAGAAAATGTAACTTTTGCTATCGCAGTTTTCGGTGCTGTCGGTACTGCCAAGAGCATATTCCAATCCCGAAAGAAAGTAGAATTTATTCCGTTGGGATATACGCTAAACGAAGACCATGATTTGATTGTCCATTTCGAAATCATCAATCATTCCACCACTGCTATTTCCATCGTGAACATCTCTTATATTTACGATGGCGAACATTATTCGTGTTCAAAAGAACGTGCTATTGCCGAGTCAATTTATCACGAACGTAGACACGTACCCGCCCTAAAAGATTTCTATACACAACCTTTTCCTCTACAGTTGGTGGGTCTCGGTGGTACTTCGGAATATATTCGATTTGAACTCCCGCCAAAAATTCATCCAGATTTTTCCAAACCTCAGAGTTTTCAAGTCTCTTCCAATCGTGGAAAGGCAACTGAAATGACACTTCTGCTATCTGATTCGGATTCGTCCAGTCTACGTAAATCTCGTATTCCGACTTTAATCCGTTCGTTCTTTCGAAAATAGTTTCTACACAATTACCGCTCACTTTCTGGGATATTGGCTTTCCATTGCCTAATGGACTGTATTCCACGCTATCACCTCCTGTATTCAGTTTTTACCTCCTAATACCAAATCGCAGTTTAACGATGTTAAACTTTTAGGTAAAAAAATATACCCCATATTCACTTAACCCAATGTCAAGGAATCTCGCCCATGTGTTCATATCTTCTTGTGAAAATTCGGATTTACACTGCAACTTTCTTGATACAGATACTTGGCTTCTTCCGATTTCATCGGCAAAAGCTGACTGCGAACCATATTTTTCAATAATTCTACCTCTAAGTTTGTTATAAGTGTAAGGCATTTGTTTTCCTCCTTTCGTTTGTTTCTGACTATAGTTTAACGCCATTTAACTATTTTGTCAACACTTTAGTTTAAAATAATTAAACTTTTAGTGTTGAAAGTTTAACTTTGTTATGTTACCATATAGAAGAAAGGAGGTATACAAATGAAGAATGAAATCACAGCGAAACGACTAAAAAAAGCCTTGGATAACAATAATATGATACCACAGGAATTAGCCGAGAAAAGTGAAGTCTCAAAAGCTTCTATCAGCCAATATTTAAGCGGTATGCATGCGCCATCGAACATAAGTAGTGGGAAAATGGCAAAGGTGCTAAAAGTTGAGCCGTTATGGCTTATGGGGTTTGATGTACCAATGAAAAAAATGGACGCACCGCCAGAAAGTTTAGCAGAGCAAGACGCTAAACTTCTAAAAAAGATGGCTCTTCTAACCGAAAGAGACAGAAAAATTATTATTGATATGGTCGATTCAATGTTAAAAAGAAAGAGCGAGGATTAACCCCACTCTTCCAAAAAAGTTTTTATGAATGTATGCAGATACTTGATTGTATCTGCATCTTTTATGCTTTCTATCATTTTAACAAGTTCTTCTTTGCGTTTTTCTTCGTCCACATAAATCCCCCCAATACCCCGACACGTCATCCCAGTAGCGATTACTTACATTATAGAACATATGTTTGTTATCTGTCAATGTTTTCACTGATAGCATCTTTTACTATAAGATAGATGTACCGCATTAGGCGAGGGTCACGGATTCCTTTTATCATCCGCTTGATTTCGTTTTCATAAGTATCAGTCCATGTTTTGTTGCTCTTGCTGTTCATTTCGTCCTTTCCCATTAGATTACCTCCTATCAATGGCTTGACAAGTGCCATTTTTGTTTTATAATGATACATTGTAATACTTAAATAAATTATAACTCAAAACCATAGTCAAGATGTTGGCTAAAATATCGTATTTTTCTTACAAAAAAAGTGAAAAATAGCCAAGATATTAGCCTTTTCGACAGGATGTGACATAATGTTAACGAAAAGAGAAATGTTGGATAACTTTGCACATAACATCGAAGAAGAGCGGAAAAGCCTTGATTTTACGCAAGTTCTCTTCTCCAAGATGCTGGGTGTTTCTGTGTCCACATACAAAAATATCGTTTCACGGAAGACTAATAATCTTGACGTTTTCTTAGCACTAAGGTTGTCGGAACTAACTCATAAATCTATCCCTGATCTCTTAGGGCATTCTTCTAAGGAATACGAGGTATTGGGAAAGTACAGGCAATTGACCGACAGACAACGTGCGTATATTCTTGGCAAGATGGATTATGAAATCTCTATGAAAGTGTTGGAAACGGATCCTGAAAACATGTTGGATGTTCTATGTCTCACTGGTGAGATGGCTGACGGTATGATATTGGATTCCTCACACGAAGAACGGATATACTGCCCGGAATACATAAAAAAGTACGGCGAGACATTACATTGTGGCATAAAGATAACGAGCAACCACTTGCTCCCTGTATATGTAAAGGGTGATATCATTTGCATATCCAAAAGAGTACCAAGAAACGGTGATACCGTGATTATTATACACAAAGAAACAGGACGTGCGTATATAAGGCGGTATGTGCAGAGAGGTAAGATAAAGTTAGTCCCGATCAACGGCTTCGGTGATGTCATAGAAGTTGATCCGAATAGTTTTGAAGACATGGAACAATGGGTAAGGTTTGGAGTTGTGATTGCGGTATTAAGAAGATAGCATACTATGTATGCGGAGGTACTTATATGCAGAATAAAAAGGTCTTGGAATTAGATAGCTTTTTCGGGAAACTTGTTGCTTGTGATGAATATGTAGAGATTATTCCTATGTATGTAACAGATTCTCGAAAACAAGGGAGAAAATTCTATTATCAAAACATTAGCGGTATAACATGCAAGGAACCAAGTGTTTGGTGGGGGCCTGGATATATACAATTTATAATTCCGGGAGAACAGGCTAAGCAAATAAAATGGATGGACAAAGGCTGGAAGAAGACGGTTAAAAATGATCCAAATTCTTTACTTCTTTCGGTTATAGGAAAAGATTACAAAAAAAGATATAAAGAATTTATAGATTTTCTAAACAAAAAGATAAGTAGCAAACCAGAATCTACCGCAGATGTTGCAAATGATCTAAATCAGCTAAAAGAATTAAAAGAACTTCTTGACTGCGGAGCAATCAATAAGCAAGAATTTGAAGAAAAGAAAAGAAAAATACTTAATAGAATATAATCATAGCATACTATATAAAAAATTGAAAGGAAACATAAAAATGGATGACGGCAAAAAATACTGTAAGCATTGTGGAGAACGGATAGATTCTGATTGCGTAGTATGCCCGAAATGTGGTAAACAGGTGGAAGAATTAAAAAGCAAAGATCAGAGTATAATTATAAACAACGCTCCGTCCGCTTCTTCTTCCGCAAGTTCCAGTGCAAGTGCTTCTGCTTCTTCCTCTGCAAGATATTATGGATGTCCGAAAAATAAATGGATAGCATTTTTCTTATGCTTATGTTTGGGATTTGTTGGCGCACATAAATTTTACGAGGGGAAAATAGGCATGGGAATCCTGTATATATGTACGTTTGGTCTTCTCTTCATTGGTGTGATTATAGATTTGATTGCTATCCTTGGAAAGCCAAATCCATATTATGTATAAAAATTATGAAAAATAGATTGACGGCAGTTGTCCTTGTGTGTGCCATGACTGCTTTAACAGGTTGCTCTTCTGGATTAACCGAAAGCGAAGTGGACAAAAAGATAGAATCTGCCATAAAAGAGAATAATAAACAACTGAGGGAAGATATTCTGAGTGATTTAGACAGCCCTATACAGGCGAAGCTAGATGAACAGGACAAACTTACCGATGATGAAAAAGAAACGCTTAAATCGGAAATAATGCAGTCTGTAGACGAAAGGTTGTTAAGTAAATCATCGAATAATACCGCATCCGTCAAGAGTGCATTACCTCAGACAAAAGTTGTGGAAAAACAGAAAATAATCGTTGAATCTCCGACAAATAAATATTATACAAACGTAACCAATATTGAACAATCTACATCTGAGCCAGAAAAAGTAATAGACGGAACTCCTATCCCTGTAGAAAAAGGTGAATTTGCAATGTGCACTTCATCAAGCCGTACTACATATACGATTGAGACGATCACAGCGAGCATATATAATCATGACAATGAACCGTATCGTGAAATTAAGTATCCTTACGAAATACATGTATCCGTAACAGGAACTTACAGGAATTACGAGCAATCCGATTCACAGTATCCTACTGCAGACAGTGTATTGATTCTGCAACCGTATGGCACATCTCTAGGTATGTGGAATGAGGTACTAAACGAAGACGATCACACATTCACGGCGAATTATCAAACTACACTGAATCTTGTTCCGGATAAGATTTTATTAAAATAAAAAACACCCACTACATCGAGCAATCGGTAGTGGGTGTTTTGGTATTGTATGTAAAGTGTAATGCTCTTATCTTATTTCACAACGCCGGATAAGAGCCAGTAGGTTGTGTCAAGTCCTACCTTTCTGTCTGGTGTAAGTCCTCTGTTTCGTTGGAATACTTCTACGCACTTACCGAGATAATCTGTCCACCCCCCATTGTAAGACAGCTTTGTAAAGCCATATACGTCTCTGATGATGCGTCTCAGCCATCTGATAGCCGTGATACAGTTGTGCGTCTGCCCCGACCATAAGATATGCGTTTTAGCAAAATTCTGTGAGCCGACACCGAATTTGTCATCAACAGACAGTGCGTTGGTATCAAACCCTTTGTTCATGGCTTTCTGCCATTCCCCAACACGGGAATTGTTAAGATAATATCTCTTGTCACCTTTCCAGGATTCATCTACCGGTTTAGGTGCCGGTGCTACAGTCGGTTTCTGTACCGGAGTTACCGTACCGCCCAAATCCTTATAGAGATAGTTTACATCTACATTTCCAGGGATTCCAGGAATAGAGCCTTTCGATGTGTACTGCCACATATCAATTCCGTCTACTCCGGCAGATTTAGAGCCGTAAGATGCAATCCACAGAGAATATCCCCATGTCTGACCGATATAGTTCTTATACCAAGATGTAGATGCATAGATTCCAGCTTTATAGCCATGTGCTACCATTGCGTCACAAAATGCTTTTGCATTGGCTTTTGCAACGGACTGTGTTCCCGGCTGTTCGCTATCGAAATATACAGGCCATGCCGGGGAATGTCCTTTTAAAAGTCTTAATGCATGGTTGATTTCTCCTTGTACAGCACCTGTAGTCTTTGCGTAAGAATACAGATATACACCGTAAGGGATGCCAAGACGCTCACATTCAGATACATTTCTCAGCCATTTTTTATCATCCTGTCCGGTCTGATCTTGTCCATATCCGCATCTAAGGATAGCACCTACAATGCCAGATGCTTTTACTTTCGCCCAGTCGATGTTCCCGTTATGTTCAGAAACATCGACTACCCTATTCAATATATCCCTCCTGTTTTAAATGTTCTTTTGTTTCTGCAATCTCAGTTGCATGCTCTTTTGCAAACTTTTCTGCATCTGCTTTTTCCATGCCATAGTGTTCTGCCAATTCGTCTACCGTGTAGCCGTAGGCACAGCTTTTGACTACTTCGCAAATGGTTTCTTCGCTCATTGTTGCCATATTTATTCTCCTTTTCTTAGTGATACAATAATCATGGCATTTTCTACTTTTTTTGCTGTGCCCGTACTTTTCTTAAATAGCAAGGGATTTTTAACCGATTCTAAATGGTCAGATGTAAAACTTCTTGCATGGCACTGGTTACATTTCTTATTATGCTTTACCCCTTTCAAGAATTATATTACGCTCAAAAGAGGTGTTTCCTGTATATTTTCTTTGTTTATTCCTGTCTAAAAAATTGCGTTTTGAATGCAAATTTTGGTTAATCCACAAAATTCAGTTAGTAAATTAAATGGGAAGACGAATATTCACCGATCTATTAAACCGGATAAATCTGCACAAAATCCGTCCAAGTTTTATAAAGTCTTCTATAACAAATTCTGTTACCATCAAGGGCAAAGAGTATTTGAACTCCATACTCTTCATTACGATACATCTGGATCAAATAATAATCCCCGGTATTCTCTACGCCGCTTACATATATTGGCATCATACATGTCTTATATTTTGTATAAGCTTTAGCAAGATCAGAGACAACTTCAAAACCGGTTATTAGCTTACTATTTAATATCCGATAATACAAACCAAAGATGAGACTTTCAAGCTAATAGCTTTATCGGAATAAATCACAACCTCTTGTTTGGAAGTGATATTTGTAGAAACCGAAAGTTGAGCATCAGTTCCAAATATCATGCAATTAAAATATTTGATTTGTTTATATGGCAAATTAGATATATAGTTTGATAAATCTATACGATTACTTCCGTTTACCAAATCAATATGAAAAGAACAAATTAACAGCTTACTATTTAGTAAACGTGATTTGACCAATTATTTCTATTATATTTCCGGGTAGAATTTTTCTATATACAATACTTGATAAATTATGTCATCTTTCTTTTACTGCAAACACCATTCGTTCATCACTTGCAATCTCTGGAAAAGGTTGCTATTCTACTGTGTAACTATCCAGAGTTATGATGCGTTTTCTGTCATCAGAATCGTAAGCAATTATCTGAATATATCTTTTATTATTTTCGCCACTATACTGCTTTAAATAAGCTTTTTTTAATTTTCCTGTAACGGATACGGAGTTACTATTTACTCAAAGTAAAGGAATGTGACATAAACATTTGCATTTGATGCAATCTCTCCACTTAGTCTAAAAGCCTTGGAATTCCAAAAATCGTTATCTTGCACTAAGAATAATTCTATGATTACATTGTTAGAACGTGCAGATACAATATTATATTTCTTACTGATTCCAGTTTGAAAGATGCCGTTTTTGTCAGTGGCAAACTGCCTTCCCATAACTTTTAAGAGAGCTTGCTTATTGCTATTTAATTCATTAATTGCCCCTATAACCGTCTTATTTTGCGTCTCTAATTTTGCAAACACCTTGCTTGCGAGCTTGTCTAAAAAGTAGTCAGCTAAAGTCGACAATGTGACACGCTTGTTTGCTTTTGGAGTTTTATCTGTATCCAGTGTCATAACCTCATCAGTATCAGTCGGGTTTGTATCTGTAGTGTAATCTGTCCATTTTGCCATAATTATTTCTCCTTAAGATAGTTTTCTTTAATATAGTCATCTACCGCTTTCAAATGAGATAAAAGTTCATCACTCATTACGATAAAATTCCCCTTAATGTTTGGATTCACCAATTCTCCTTTTTCTGAGACTTCGGAAAAAGTGAAAGAAACTCTTTCACCCTCCCCTGTTGTAAATTTTGTAAAACTGGTCAACATTTTTTTCATATTATACCTCCGCTTGCATTGTATCTACGTAGTTCTGATATTCCATTGCGCCGATATTTGCGTAATCGATATCCTGTTCTTCTGCATCTTCATTGTAAACTTCTATGCGGTCATATTCGTAGTCCTTTTGGCGTGCCTTGAGTTCCCACGAAAAGCTTAGGTTTTCTGTTCCCTCTACGACAAAGTATGTTTCGTGCCGTTCAGATACCCATACATCACCTTTTCCGTTTTTCTGTAAGAATACTTGATATTTACAACCGCTTGCGATAGTTTCAGAGAATATCGGGTCAATACTGATATAGCATTTTCCGTCAACTCCTACCGTTCCCTCTCCGACATCTCCAAACATTGGTGCCGGAGTTTCGTAAGCATTCAAAAGTCTTCTTGAATAACTTTTTGTGTTGACTACCCTGCTTTTTTTACCTGTTACTGAAAAATTACCTGTAATACTAACATTTTTACGTATCGACCATTCGTAGTTTGCATCGAGAGATGCTACTTCTGTACCAGTATAATCCCACATTCTAATATATTGTGGTTCAATCACAACTCCAGGACCAGCACGATTCATAGAAACATCAACTCCGCCTTGAAGCTTTACATATGCTTCGAATTCGCCGGAGTCATCTACTCCATCTATGTATGAAATGATTTTTTGCCCCCCATATGTTTTCAATCCTTCATTGTCAATAGACATGCTTTTCCACCCAGCAGAATGATATACTTCAAGCACTCCTTGTTCGTTGGCTTTTCCACCTAATTTAAGTGTACCGCCCTCTGCATAAGAGAAATTAAGATAGATTTTTCCGTCTTTAAGGAAAAGTCCTTGTACCTGTCCGTTATTTGTCAGTCGGTTAAAGATATCTTCCTGTGTCAGTGCTTTTTCCAAGTCATCTACTGCGGAATCATCCGTATATTTAACAGCTTTCTCCCAATCCGTAGTTATAAATGTACCGGTTGCTTTAGCAACTTTGCACCGCATTAAATCTCCGCTTTTCCCCTGTGCCCAAAGGTCACCGACATCATAAGGCGGTGCCGGTGTGGTGACGAACACTCTACGCTTGCTGTCTGCCGTGTCCTGTGCATTGGACGCATCCTTCATTGCCTTGTCAATTTGGCTGTCCTTTATTCGGAACCACTGCCATACACTGTCAATCTTAAGGAATCGGTATGTATAACCTTTTGTTTTCCAGAAGAACAGGTCACCGTTGTGCACGGTTTTTAATTCATCGGTTGTCCATGCGGATGCCGGAACGTTGCTAAGTGTCGGCTCGTAATCGTAGAAATAGGTGTCAATCTTTCCGTCAATCTGTGTCTGAATATCTTCTATCTTCGGAGAATATGTGTTTTTGATGAAATCATTAACTGTAGTATCATCCGTATATCCGTCTTTCTTCTTCCAGTCTGACGAATTATAAGAACCGCTTGTTCTTGCGGTCGTACAAACCAAAATAGAACTTCCGGTAAAATACACATCGTTAATGTCGTATGGTGGAACAGGTTGTGATGTAAATATCTGTGCTTTTCCGTCAATTTCATCAAATACCGCATCCGGTGGAGTTGTTTTCATTTCATCCCATACACTACCGTTGTAGATGTAAGATTTCTGTTCGGAAGTCTTATACCACAAATCACCTTTGTGCTGTGCTTTGAGTTCCGCTGTTATCCAAGCTGTTGCCGGATCAGTGTCCTGTCTCCATGTTTCGGCTTTACCGTCAATCTGTGTCTGAATTTCTTTCACGGTATCCGCATACTCGCCAGTCATGAAGCTTTTTAGCGCACTATCATCCGTATAGTTATCTTTCTTTTCCCAGTCCGAAGCATCAAAGTTTCCGCTTGCTCTTGCTGTCACACACACCTTGATATCCGTACCTGTGAACCATGTGTCACCAACATCGTAAGGTGGCTTTGGCTGTGCAACATAGATAGATGCTTTCCCGTCAATTTTGTCGAAAACTTCATCAGGGATAGAGGATTCAACCCAGTGTCCGCTCTGATAGATGTATTCTTTATTCCCTGTCTTGGTGTGCCACAAATCACCCTCATGCATGGCTTTTTCTGATTCTACGACAAGTAAAATTTCGTTTCCGTTCACATCAAGAATCTTGTTTCCGCTAACATCACACCATGCAGTTGTTTCTACTGCTGTCCAAGAAAGAGCCGGGTCTTCATCTTGATACCATGTTTCAATTTTTTGATCGAGCTGTTCTTTGATTTTTTCAACATCTTCTGCATAAGTTATATTGATAAAATTCTCAACGGTTGTATCATCGGTATATTTAACTGCCTTAATCCAGTCACCTAGACTATACTTTTCGCCATCTTTCTTAGCTGTCACACATCGTTTTAAGTCTGACGTATCATCACCAACCCACAAATCCCCAATGTCATAAGGTGGAAATGGTGTGGTAACAAATACACGCTTTTTGGTCATAGCAAGGTTATTTGCACTTATTGCATCAGCATCCGGCATTTCCTCCCATGCAGAGCCGTTCCATCTCTTTGTTTTCTGTTCATCCGGGTTATACCACAAATCTCCCTTGTGATTTGCTTTCAGTTCGTCAGTAGTCCATGCTCCGGACGGATTAACAGACTGGTTATATGTCTCAATCTTACCGTCAATCTGTGTCTGTAAGTCTTCTCCGAGTGCGTCAAGTTCTTTTTTAACTTCATTCGCCTTTGTGTCATCCGTGTATTTAGATGCCTTTTCCCAATCTGTTTCAGAAAATGTGGCAGATTCAGAACGTGCGGTCTTGCATCTCATGATATCCCCGTCACCGCCTTGAACCCAAAGGTCACCGATATCATAAGGTGGTGCCGGTTGTACAACAAATACTCTTCGTTTTCCGTCTGCGGTATCCTGTGCTTTTTCCGCTGCTGCTAATGCTTTTGTAATATCGGTATCCTGTATTAACTGCCATTTCCAAGTGCCGGTAGCATCTTCTTGCGTGAAGCGGTACGAATATCCTTTGGACTTCCAGTAGAACAAATCTCCCTCATGCTCTTTCCTGGTTGTCTCGGTTGTCCATTCGGATGCCGGATAATTCTGCATGGTTGGCTCATAATCGTAAAACCAGTTTTCAATCTGCCCGTCCAGACGTGCCTGTATCTGTGCAATGATAGGGTCGTAGGTCGCTGTGATAAAATCATTCAAGCCAGAATCATCTGTGTATTTGTTACGCTTTTCCCAGTCGGAAGAGGTAAAATCTCCTGTCTCACGGCTTTTTACGCACGTCATAATATCAGATGTGGAACTGTCAAACCACAAATCACCGGCACTATATGGTGTGGATGGTGTGTTAATGAATATCTGTGCTTTTCCGTCAATTTCATCAAACACCGCATCCGGTACAGGCATTTTTACCCACTCGCCGGATTCTGAATATCGGTACTCTTCGTTTGTGGTTGTATTCTTCCATAAATCACCGATATGAGATGCCTTGGTTTCCTCGAAGTAGAGATACATTTCATTCCCGTCTGTGTCGAGAATTGTATTTCCATCCACATCACACCAAGGTATTTTCGTAATTCCACCCCAGTTAACCGCCGGGTCGGTAGGCTGATACCATGTTTCAATCTTGTTTGTAACTTGGTCTTTCAGATTATTGATGTCTTTTGTGTATACATTGTCAACAAAATTTTTGACAGCTATGTTTGCGATAGCTTCAAGTGTCTGCCCACCGATGGAAAGCGATTCTGCACGGATATCCACACGGCCTGTTTCGGTATCTGCATAAAACGTGATATTGCCGTCTTTGTCCCTGATAGTTAATGCCCCGGTATTGATATAATCCGCATTTATTCCGATAGCATACAATACTTTTGCCACTAAATCACCAGTGAGAAAGAAGCCGTAAGGATATGTCTGCCCACCGTCTGTTGATACACCTACAGCATCGGATGTAATCTTGATGACGTTTTCGGATTCACTCATTGTCGGCTTGTCATGCAGATATGTTATATAAGAGCCGTCAGCCTGTCTCACCTTACTGGTGTACATTCCTTTTGCATTGGCAAGAGTGGTCTGCAAATTCTCAATAGCGGATTCCATTTCCTTTCGATTTTTATTTGCTTCTGCCTGTGCTTTGTGATACATCTCGGCAGATTCACTGTAGTATGTACTGCTATTCGCTTCAGGATCCTTGATACCGCAAGACAGTTCAGATTCTCCCGGATACGAAAAATCATGTGTGGTTATCACTGTTTTGTACGCTTTGTCGTTTTGGTCTACGATAACAGCGCAATCCATGATTTCTGCGGTCGGGTAAGGGAAAAATGTGCCTGAGAACGATGTCAGCGTCACACCGTTCAACACATCTCCGATTAATTCCAGTGCTTTTTCTTCTGCGCCAGTGATTAATGGATTGGTTATGGTCAATGCATAGTCATCCGTTCCGTTCAGATATTCTACGTCCTTATTGTTTACACGCTTTGTAGTTCGGATTCCGGTAATCGTTACCGGGTTCATCCCTACTGTCGGATAATCCGAATATTCGGATAAAACATGGTACTTTGCGTTTTGTGTTGGCAATTCCGTGTACAGAGTACCGTCTGTAACGTCTTTGAGTGGCTCAAAATCGTAACTTTTAATGCTAAGTGAACCATTCTTAATGATTGCATTTCCGACCGCTATTTGAGCAATATATCCAATGATTTTACGAGCCGTTGTCTTTTCCGGCATACTCTGAATTTGAAAATCTTCATTTTTAAAATGAGCATCTGCAGCTGTAATTCCAACGAACGCACAGACTTCTAATAACAGGTTTCTTGTAGTTGCCGGATAGGAAAGTTGAGAAGTAAATTCTTTATTGGCTTTATACATAGCATCATAAGCCGTGATTTCTATAACTTCTCCCGTTGCTACCGGAGAAGTGACATAAAATACGCCCTCATTTATTCTTTCCTGTGTACCATCTTCCAAGTCTGCTTCTGTGTATAATGTGATTTGTGAATAAAAGAAATCATAATCCGAAAATCTTCCGTCCTCATTGAATAAGGACAATGTGATAGTTTTGGACAGAGCGGAACCCAGCGGTAAATCATCACCGCCGGATTCCGAATATCCGTTGTCAGAAATGGAAAAATCATCCTCTGAATCTAATGTTATTTCAGTTCCGTCCGCAAACAAAACTTTTGCATAAGCATAGAACAGACCGCCTTTTTCTATAATGTTTTTGAGTTTATCACTTACGTTTTTCATCTTCTACCCCTAACTTATTAAGGTCAGCGACTATCTCTTTCGATAGCCGGAATTATTTATATAACCAGTGGATTAATACAGGTAACTTGGAAACTCAATTCGTTATACCTTTCTTCTCCCTCATTGAGCCGGATAACCGGAAGATTGAAGTTCGAAGCATAGAATTTTCCATTTTCCCACCTAGCTTTGTATGCATTGAAATGGAAAAAGTCAAATTCATCTTTATTTACGATTTGTGCCAGTATGCTAGATGCTTTTTTTGCACTGATATCCGTCCATTTTACATTGTATGATTCCACTGTGAACATGACTTTATTCTTCATTTTCCCCCTTGGGGTTCTCCCGGACTTTGCAGTAGAGGTTGTAGCAAGTTGTACTGTATATCCATCTTCGTCAACGTCCGGGGCGGTGTATGTTCCGAATCTTAAATGCTCCTGTGCCATATCGTCACCCCCTACGCCATCTCAAACGGATTCATACCCGTCTGTGACATTACTACTTTTCCCTCTTCTACCACTGCTTTATATATCTGCTTTCCTTTCAGGTATACCGGGATTTCAATGCGTTGTTTCTGTCCACCACCGGATTCTTCCCTTACGATCTGCCGGATTAAGTTTTCCGGTGCTTCGATGTTGTTTCCGTTCTTCTGGTCACCGAGTACAGCCATGAACTCTTTGTTTGGTGGAATTACTGCACCTTTCGCAAGATATGGGATGTAGTTCGGACTCCAATATCCGATATTAAATCCAACAGAACTCCAACCTGTAAACTCCTGCAACCATTTTGGCAGCCGAATATTCATGTGGTTCATAGCACTTGCAAATCCGTTCTGCATCCTCTGGAATCCACGTAACATAGCGTTCATAAAGCTGATGATTAGATTTACCGGACTTTTTATCAAAGATGCCATTGCATTCCATATTCCGGCAAATATATTCTTAATTCCATTCCACGCTCTTCGCCAATTCCCAGACAAAACACCGTTTACAAAATTTACAATACCATTAAATATCTGTTTTACCGAATCGAAAAGATTTTTAATATTCTGCGCCCATCCGTTCATATAATCTCCAATGATTCCAAATGCCTTTGTCCAGTCTGTTTTAAAAATACCATTCACAAATTTTGAAAACGGTGTTAAAACGAAATTCTTAATGAATTCAAAAACTTGGTTCACAAGGGTCTTTATTAAGTTAAGTGGCGTGGTGACTATTGTTGCCATTAAATTCCATACGCCAATAAAAATATCTTTTATTCCCTCCCAAGCTTGTTTCCAATTGCCGGTAAATACTCCTGTAAAAAATTCAACGATACCGTTAAATATCTGTTTTATACCATCAATGATATTGCTGATAGTGGAAAAGAAAAGATTCATGTAATCGCCAATAATTCCGAATTGTTTTGTCCAATCGGTTACAAACGCATTACTGAGCCAATCTGCAAAATTTAACATTGTCTGTTTTACTTGATCCCAATGAGTTACTAAAAGTACAAGGATTGCAATCACAGCCGTTATTACAATCGGGATTATTCCAACTGAGGATATAATCGCACTAATTGCACCGATAAGACCTTCAGAGCCAAGTATTGAAATCAATCCAGATATTCCGTTGACGATCATTGCGATTAATGGTGTGATTTTTCCGGCAGCAAACGCACCCATCAAAAGCGAGCCGATCAATTCAATTATCCAAGAGTGCTTGCTTAAAAAGTCAAAGAATCCTGCTATTCCATTAATCAATGTCGGTAATCCTTTTTCTATTAGCCACTTCAAAAATGGCAATACAATAGTTGTGTATAATTCGTACACATAATCACCAATGACTTTAATTAATGGTTGTAATTTTTCCAAAACATTTCTAATCGAATCAAGTAATGGATAAAAATCAAGTTTTCCAACCCAATCAGCCGTTGCCCATACAATCTTATTAATAATATCTAGGATTGTTTGGAAAATATCAGCAATTGCCTGTACAATTGCCGTACCGACTTTGTTTTTGTTCCATGCCACATCTAATTGTCTTGCAACATTCCCGATAGCCGTAAAAATTCCTTGCGTTATTTGCAAAATTGTTTCCAAAATCTTTGTGCCTGTACCATTTGTCCAAACTTCAAGCATGCTCTTTCCGACATCTGTCACCAGATTTTTTAATTCGGTAAAAGCGTATTTAGCAGAATCAATAGTATTTTGTCCCTCTTTGTCCCACGCTTCTTTGAACGGTTTGAATATTTGCGAGAGAATATCCTTTAACTTTTCCAAGATTGGAATATCTGAAATTGCCACCTCTTCAAACATCGGTGACGTTCCACTGCCACCGCCAGTATTCGGTGTACTACTTGATGGATTTTTAGAACCGGAATTGTTTTTATCCTGTTGTTCCGTGTATCGGTTCAAATCATCCAATGGCGAAAGATAATCCTCTGTAGCGTCAGTTGCGTCCTCTGTAGCGTCTGCAACATCTTTTGTACTGTCTGCATCTTTCTTTGCACTGGATGCCGTCTTGTCCAAACTTTTCGCATAGTCTTTTTGTACTGCTATAGCTTTCGTATATGTTTTCTTACCGCTTAGGAAAGCAAAGAACATACTTACATAGCTTGCAGCTGCCGAAAGCATGTCGATAAACTTAGACAGTATCGGTGCTACTATGGAAAGTATCGGGGCAAATGCTGTTGCGAGTGAGTTTTGTAAGCGCACCAAACTGCTCCACAACATCGACAAGCTGTTATTTGTATCACTGGAATACTGAGATAGGTTGTCGAATCCTCCTTTGATTCCGCTCATCACAGCCGAAAACGCACGGAAAGCAACACTCATAAGCAAGGACATTCCAAGCATACGGCCAAGGCTCATTCTTGCACCACCGGCAGATTTTGAAACACCTTTCATGGATTTTGATGCCCGCTTGCCGGACGAACTCATTTTATCGTTCGCATCTGAAGCTTTAAGCGTTTTGGACTTATATTCGTCTACAGTTCCTTTTATAGATTTGTAAGACGTATTTAACCGATCATTGATATTTGCGAGTTTGTCTTCTGCTACCGCAAGCTTTTCCATATCGGCTTTTGCTTCTTTGGTTCCTGTTCCTGTTCGGAATGCAGTGCCACTTGCTTCTAAGTCCTTTAATTCTCCCTCAGCATATTTGATAGTATTTGCCAGTTCATCAATGTCATATTGCTGTTTCTTGTAAGTATTGGAGTTCTTCTTCCCACCATTTGCAAGAAAACGTTCCTGTGCTTCTGTGAGCCGATTCATCTTTGCTGTTGCTTGGTCTATCTGTGCCTGTATTTCCCTGTATTCCTCTGTCGGAATCTTCTGGTTGCCATATTCGGCTACTTTTCTTTTTAATTCTTCTACTTTTTCGGATTGCCTAGCATATTCCCGGCTAAGTTTTGAGAACGAATCAATCTGTTTCTCTATTGACGCTTTGGTTTTGGCACTAACTCCATTCAGTTCATTTGCCATTTTCCTAAGTGATGATTCTATCTCTCTGCTACCGGCACTCATACCATCCGAGTTGATTTCGGTATCAATAATAATGCTACCGTCTGCCTGTGCCATAGCAATTCCTTTCTACCGTTAATTTTTTACGGTCAGCGAACATCTCCAATTGATGTCCGGTTATTTCTTCTTGAACCCGAAAAGTTCTCTTAATTCTTCCTTTTCGGCTTCGCTACGTTCCTGTGTTTTGGTCTTTAGATCAACCATGTTTTTGTGTTCTTTATAATAATCTTCTTCCCACTTTTCCAGTTTTTTCCCTCTTCTTTTTTTGTCCCTTATACTGACAATAGTGGAAAATGTGCTTTCTCCGACTTCCATGTATGCACCAAGGAATGTCCACCAATGCATATATTCTTTCGAACGCACATCCTTTCCTATGGTCTTGTTAATGGCCGGGATTACAACAGGAGCATCTTTTTCCCAATCCATCAACTGCGGTCTTGGCTTTTTGCTGTCTTCTTTGAATCCGCAATCTATGAATTCCCCGCCTTTTTTCATGGCTTCTTCATAGTCTCTCGGGTTCATACTGTCGAAATCAATATACAGAATTTGCAGTAACGTAAGCGCACGCTCTTGATTCTTTTCTTCTTCCGTCATATCTGGTTCAAATATTTCCGGGTCGTTCATAGCAGAAAGAATATCCAATATCACACGAAAATCTGTGCGTATCCGATATTCTTTGCCATTAACATCTAAGGAAGTGGGAAGTTTCCACGCATACATTAGTTATGGTACTTTGCCACATATTTGTTCATGCGACGTTGTACCTTTTTTGATCTGTGATGAAATTCTCTCTCAATTACTTTTGCAACTGCATTGAGAACATTTTCTACATACAGTTCCCCGTTTTCCAATGCCGAAAACGCCCCAAGAATCTTGAAAAAGGATTCTTCCGCATCTGCATTGATGAGATAGGATATCTTTTCCACGATCTCTTTCTCTGCTTTTGATACTCCGTCTTCACCATCCGGAATTTTGTAAGTGTTGAAAAATTCAATCACTTCATCCAGTCGGTTTACAATATTTGTATCTGATGGACGAAACTCAAACACACCAAGTTTTTTTCCTTTTTTGTTCTCGATAGTATAGGACTTTGAACCATCATCAATGATGATTTTGTTTTCATTGGACGGCTTAATCAATTTATTGCTCATAAGATGCACCTCTTTCAGAATTAATCAGCCAGTGAATTTACGCTTGCCGGTATCGTACCAGCCGTAAACTTCGGGTTTCCTGTTTTAAGTGATTCAGCTGTTACATAGCCTTTTGTTCTATCACCATCAAACGAGATGTTAAATGGGATATTCACTCCGGCTGTGTCACCACCGTAGCTCTGAGGTTTTACGAGTACTTCCTGTACATAGGCAAGATGATTCGCTGCGCTTGTGTCTTCCACGATCACTTCAAGCATCAGTGTTTTGCAAGCATCACCTTTTAACTGGTCAAGTGCAATGTCTCTAATGTGTGGATATAATTTTGAATCCGGATCCGCATAGAACGGGTCTGCACTAATGGACGGCTCATACCCGTTGTCTGTTGTTTTTGTCTTGCCGAGAATCGTTTTCTTGGTTGATGTATCCGGGTTGAGTTCGACAGACATTTCTTCGATGTCTTCTCCGATAACTTCAAACTCTGCGGATTCTAAGACTTTTTTGAATGTGGTGTCTAAATAGTGCGCTAATGCTTCACGATTTAACTGTCCCATATTATCTTTCCTTTCTACCGTTAATTCTTTACGGTCAGCGAGCATTTCTTATTGATGCCCGGTTAATTAGTTCTTCTGAATATATTCCTGTATTTGAGAGACATACTAATCACCCAGTCTTGCACGTTGTTTTCATAGGTTTTGTCAAGATATGATGGTGTGATTCGTGTAATCTCTTCTATTTTTCGTTCCTCTGTAAGTGTTGGGTAAGATGTAAGCTTATGCTTTTCGCCATCAATCACGACTGTTTGTCGTTCCAACCATTTACCTACACTATCAAGAAATTCCTTGATATCCGCTTTCATATTCGGAGAATCACGGGATGTCCTGTACACGATATAAAACGGGTAATTGCAAAGCTGATTCACTTTACCTGTTATCGATTTTTTCTCCTGTGCAATCACCGCACCGGATACCGGATAGAATGCTATTCCGTCATCTTCTTTGAGTGTTGAGAATTTAAACACTTCTCCGGTTTCCAATCCCGGATACTGATTCAGCAAATCTTTAAGTGCATTTGTTACAATGTCGTATCCGTCAACATCGTATTTCACTGTTTTTTTACTATCCACCGCCTGCACGTTTCTTCACTCCTTTTACCCATGTATCACCAAATTCATCTTTGGCAGAATCAAACCAGTGATCTGTCGCAAAAGGGTTTGGTTCCTTTGAGAACTGAATATCACGGTCTGTTACCACCTTTTTCGCCCCAGGTCTCGCCCACGGTGATCCTGTTTCCGGGTCTACCATAACTTTCCCCATGTACAGATATCTTACGTAAGGACCATATCCGGCATAAACTTTTCCACTACCTTTCAAGGCTTCATTCTGCGTATTGGTTGTATCAATCATCATCCCGTCTCTTTGTGGAATATACTTTTTTGTGCCTGTCCATACCTGTTCATCTAACCAAAGCTGAGCATCTTGGAATTGCTTTTCGAATCGGTCAAGATTCACATTCACTTTGATGTCAGCTTTAACTATCGAGATGTTCGGAAAATGGAACATTCTGCTACGTGCCATTTACTTTCCTCCTATCTCAAAATGTGGGATAAGTGTGTATGTTCCGACATTGGTGATTAAGAATACATTGTCGTGATTTTTGTTCATGTAATCATAAAAGCCACCATCTCTCCGGCTCTGATAGTCTTCGTCTGCTATCATCTTTTCGTCATGTTCGCCCTCAATGAAAAAGTCACCGCTTGCAAATGTAACGGTATGTCCAAGCGTATCGTTAATTTGTTTCGCCCATTTTTTAGGCTCAAGATACTTTTTGCCAACTACTACTTTTTCATTGGATACCATGCCATACAGAACATGGAGCGTTGCCGTGTCAGCCGTATCAAGTCCCGTCTTTTCGATGTTTGCGGATTTATCAACAATGAGTTGAACACCTTTGATTACAGTAGGATACCAAAATATTTCATCCTTTTGATTCACATATTTGTTGAATACAGTTATGGTTTTGTCATACATTGGTATCACCTCTCGTTAATAAAACTTCTTACCGCATTTTTCGCACTTCCATATGTGCCTTGTTTCTTTTATCCCGTTTCCGATATCTTCCAGATATGTTCCGACATGAACTTTCTTTTCATGTTTGCATAACAATCTTTTGATGATTTTTAACATATTAACCTCACAGTCCGGCATACAAAAGATGTATGCCGTTGTCGTCAGTAGTGTTAAAGAGATATTCAACTGCTTTTTGCAAGTAGTGTTCGCTTTCTTTTTTGGGATTTGTTGCAAGTTCTACATACTTATTGTTGACAAATGCATTACTGCCTGTAGCGTAGGATATGCTTTCATTCCCGGAAGAAATAGAAGAGACGGTCTTATTTATGACCGTCCCATCTTCTCTCTGTATAGTCCCTATGTTGTCCATAAGGGCATTTCTAGCTTGATCAACTTTATACATTTCATCAGCAACCGCACAAACAGCCTTTTGTACTTTCGTTTTAGCTCGCTCATTTTCTGGAAGTCCGTCTACAAGGCGGTCGAAAGTATATTGGTCTATGCGGTCACTGGCACGCTCTGAATACTTAAGGAAGTCACTTTCCGGCACAGTATCACCATAGAATTTGCTTTTGTAAAATTCATAATCTGTGTATGCCATAATGTTCCTCCTGCTGCTTCTAATCTTCTTTTGCAGTAGATTTTCTGCCTTTGTTCCCGCCTTTGATCTCTTTGTATTTATTTGGGTTATTCTCCATCAACTGAGCACTCATTTCATGCTCAGTTGATAAGGTTCTGCCCGTTTCCAAGTCTTCAAACTGTCTCATGCTTACTCACCTTTCTTATTCTTGAAGATAAGGTCCGGCATTACAGATTTTGTTCCGTAATGGTAGAAGAGTTCAATGCCATATGCTTCTGAAAGAGGAATCTTCTCAGCACTGTATGGTTTAGATTTAACAGGCTGTGCGATAGCTCCATCCACCATCACAATCACATCAACGTCTGTCGGCATGTGCACGCATGAGAATGTTTTTACGCCATGATAAGCGTAAAACTCTTCGTCAGCCACGCCAACACCCGGCACTGTAACTTTGTCTAGATATGTGCGGATTTTTCCGTAGAATTTCGGTGTACAGATCATGTTCATCATAGAACGTGGTACTCCGTCCACATATTCATTCTTGGTAGTTTCACACTGCTGAATCATGGTTTCAGCCTGTTCCTCAATAGCTGTAATACCTGTCAGATCAACTTCTGTCGCATCTGTTCCAGCAACTTTGAAGAACTCAGTGTCGAGTTCTGCGATCATTCTAAGCGCATGGTTTACTGTTCTTTTAGCAATAAGTCCCTCTACTCCGAGAAGAGATACGTCTTTCTGTTCAACCTCTTCTACGATTTCCTTATCTACATCAATCGGAATCGTAACCGGCTTTCCTTTTACTCCATCACCTTTACCCGCACCTCTGGCTGTTCCGTAATTCTTAGATGTCGCATTTGCGAATCTTTTTGCTTCTACGGTTCCGGCAGACGGATCACCGGAAAGTTCGGTATTCTTCATTTTTCCAGAAATAGTGTTCTTCTGGACGTTTTCAATGACCTTTCCGTACTCTTCTGCAAGAAGCATTTTCCCGGTTGTGTCAAGTAACATGTTTAACGATGTAATTCTTGTTGTTTCTGCCATTTTTGTTCTCCTTTAATTTTTTAAGGTCAACGACTATCCTCTATCGATAGCCGGTTCACAGTATGGTTTACCAGACAGTTCCAGGAACAAACGGCTCTGCTTTCTGTTCACTTCCACCTTTTTCTGTAGGTGTCGTAAATACCGGCGGTGTCTTACCATCCGTCACGAAAGCATCTTTCTGAGATTCTTTCAGTTCTTTCATGTAATCATCAAGACCAAGAATCTTTTCACCCTCACGTTTCAGACCCTTGTCTTTAATCATGTTGATGATTCCTGTTTTGGCAAAATCAGAACTGAATTTCTCGCCCGCAAGAGCCTTTGTCAGAACGTCATTGAAGTCTCTTTCTTCAATCTTCTGGTTGTACTCTTTTTCACTGGCTTCAAACTTGTCTTTCCATTCTTTTTCTGCATTCTCAGCTTTTGTCTTCCACTCATCACGTTCTCTTGTGATTGCATCGAAGTCTTTTCCATCGAACCCGTCCAAAGTCTCTTTCGCTGTTTCATACTGTGTTTTAAAGTTGTCACGTTCCTGTGTCAGAGTTTCTACTTTTCGTGTCTGCTTATCATAGTCAGATACGCTTTTGTAATTCTCTTTCACTGCATCTTCGATTGTCTTTTTCTGCTCATCTGTAATTTCAAGACCAGCATCCTTGATAATCTGAATAATATTTTTCATGTTGCATATCCTCCTCAACGTCTCTTATTAACCGCTTCGTCTGCGGTAGGGATTCAGACAGATGAACCTCTGTCGGGGTAATCGGGATACACGGAATCGAACCGTGGACATAAGTCTTTTTTCAAAGAGATGATGTATTGTGACTTTTGTTCTACCATTGAACTATATCCCGTTAGTGGTTGGTGTAAGTGTTCCCTCTATACAGTTCCAACCACTGTTACGGCTATTTGACGGTCAATCTGCATATTGTTCCGTAACTAACTCTATACAGAAAAAGGATAGCCGGAAATGAATCCATGCACCATACTGTGCACTATCCTTTGCGGGATGAAAATTTATCATATTATATTTTTAGGAGGTAACATAAGATGACGATTCCCTAAGTCCGCAACCTTAAGGGAAAGCCTAACGGGCGTTTGACCGCCCTTTAATCAGCATTCCGCTATTAGGCTTTATTGAAAGGAGGTGTATCAAGCAAGAAAAGAAAATGTCCTATGTGATTCACCGTATATATCGTAACATTAATATATATAGTGCTCCGTACCCATGTTTTTACATTTCCGCAAGCTTCTTGATTTGCCTTTGAATCTCTTTCCGTTCTTCTGCAAAATCTGAATCCATCACCATAGAGGAAAGCATGTCGTACACTTCTACCATAAGTTTCCCGACACTTTCCATCAGTTTGTCTCTGTGCGCTTGATCTCCGTTCTGCTGATACATCTCTTTCGCCATAATGTACTGGTCATATAGTGCATCAATGTTTTTATCGTACTTTCCGTTACTGTACTTCTTGATAAGGTTTTCTGATGCATCCGCAATCATCCCCGGTACGCTTTCACATTCCAAAGATTTCATATTGCACAATGTAGATGTAATCATGTACATTGCCTGTAAGTTAGACATATTTAAGTCTTTCTTGGCAGATGCTTTTTCACGTTCAAGCTGTTCTTCCAAAATCTTTTTTATCTCGCTCATTTATTACACCCCGATTCCTTTCATTTTCTTTTTGTATTTGTCGTGAATCTCCGACTGAATTTCTGTGATGTATACCATGTCGTATCCGGTAGATATGAGGTCGTTAATCATACATTCTACAGTTTTTAATTCTTCGCTTACATCCTCTACCAAACATTCCACGAACATAGCATCAGCCACATGACCGTTTTCTCTTAGTGTGTGTGCGTACTGTTCGTACACTTCCTTTGTTTCGGATTCCCAATTGTGATACTCGACAAATCCATCTTCTACGGCTTTCTGCTTTGTGCTTTTCCCAACGTTTAACCGTTTGGCCGTTCGCCACGCATCCGGAATAACATTCACTTTTCCCTCAAATGCATCATCAATAAGCTGATTGTGATGGTTTATAAAATACCGGCACACTTTTCTACGTTCCAAGCTTTCCGCAATGTGCTGGTACTCATGCATCCGCTTAAAGCCTTTTAAGCCAAGGAAATCGAAGTAGTCCGCAAACTGTCCGTGCATCATGACCGCTCCGATAAACCGTTCATTGATTTCGGCAAAGATTTCTTTCAGAGTTTTGACATCTAGGTTGCTTTTAAAATCAATCATAGAAAATCACCCCTTTTCTATGAGAGCTTTTTAATGATGATATTCGCATCCTTGACCAATGTGTCAACTGTGCCAACGTTGCCAACCGATATAGTGACGCTACTTCCGGCCGGAATTGCAATCAATGTAGCTGCACCGACATTCTGATACACATTTGCCGTTGCTACTGTATAGTCCATTTCCGTACCAGAAACCGGTTCCCCGTTCTGTTTGATAGATAACGCTACCGCTCCTATTGCAGATGCCGTAACGTTTCCGTTAAACTCAACTTCGACCGCCATTGGCAGATTTCCACGGTTTGTGATTTCAAAAAGTCCACTGCCGTTGTCATGTGCAAGCCACCCTGTGTTACAAGCACATCTACGGCTTTTCACTCTTGTTTCCGTAAATAATACATTCTGATTTGTTGCTACTGTCTGAGCATTTTTAGCAATAGAATTTAACATATTTTTTCTCCTTTCTAAAAAAGAGAGCAAGCGCATGCCTACTCTCTTTGATGTTCGCAAGACTACTTTTTCGTAGATATGGATTCTTCCAACATGCTTATAATTTTGTTTTGGTTTTCAATTATTTTTAAAAAATACTTACTGTCTTGCTCATGCAAGTGTTTTTCGATGTCAGAATTACTTGCTTGTGATAGATCACTGTTAAAATTCGCTATCTGCAAAGCAACTCCGTACACTGTAAGGAAGTCAAGTAGTGATATATCGTTCACTTACATCACATTCCCACTTGCACAGCAGCCATTGCCAAATGCGTTATACGCAAAGTATGGGCTGCAAGACATATAAGCCGGTTTTGGTGTCGGTCTCACTGCATCAATAATGTTATTGGTCTGTGATACCTGTGAAATCTGCCAATATGCTGTCTGCAAATCTCTGTCACGATCAGCAAGCTTATCTCTCAAGTTCTGAATCGTGTTATCCTGGATTAACTGGCGTGTAGCCTGTCCATCTGCTAAGATGCTTTCTTTAATGTCACAGCCATTTTGTTAACATGTAGACTCTTTATTCTACATTTCTATCGGTTTCCTCGATAGTTCGGACTATATCTTCATCCTACCATTCGGGTAGGAGCCGGGTACTCGTGTCGAGATTATTGGTTTCCGTCCTCACTCGTTAGTCTCTGAACCTTTCAAACTACTCTTATCGGTATTCGTCTGACTAGGCTGCTGATTGTCATATTTACAAATATGTCCTTTACATGGTCTATTATTTTTTAGTGCTGCTATCAAAGAGTTTTGCGTTACGTTAATGTATTCAGCTGCGCTCTTTACGCTTTCAAAATGTTTCCCATCAATATATACTGGCTTACAAAATGAATACTTTATTTTGTGTGGAATAGGTTTTTCTTCTCCGACATAATAGCAAGGTCTTAAATCTGGTGTCTGCTTTCTTTTTAACCAATACGATATGGCTTGAACAGTTACTCCATAATGTTTTGCAGCTTGTGCCAGACTTTCATATTCTTCATCTCCGACCATTACACCTCTCCACTTTGTTTTCCCAACTTTCATGGCTGTTTTTTTGTCTTTCATCGGATTTTTTTCAGACATTCTTTGTCTCTGGCTTTTAGATTTCATAACATTATGTTCAGAATATTCTTTTCTTCTTTTTTCGTTCCACCACTCTGTATCACCGCCGGTTCCACCTCGGTTGATATTACATACACATTGACCTTTCTTTTTCAGTTCGGCAATTCTGATGTCCTCGTAAAGAAAAGCTTCCCTTTCGTCTTCAAATTCTTTGATAATACGGCTATCACATTCAAATCTTTTTATCATTTCATTAAAAAGACGATTGTGCTTTCTAACCTTATATCTTTTCTTATGACCTTTTCCAACATATATTATTTCTCCAGTTGAAACTATAAACCATTCATATACATAAAACATATTCTTACCTCCGCATAAGTATTATTGATATTTTAATTATACATTATTTTAATGCGAAAGTAAAAGTAAACTTAGATTTTCCAGCAATTCTCCCGGTTGCCAACGCATATTACTATGCGTAAGTGCCTACTGTGTTTACTTTTTTGGTAAACAGATTCCTTATGGCTTTAAAGAATCTCTTTAAGCACTGTGCCATCTGTGCCTGCATGTTCTGTGCCTGTAATGCTGCATCATATCTACTCTGTAAGATCTCTTTCTGTGTGTTGCAGCAACACTGAGCCTGCTGAGCCTGTAAGTTCTGCAAGCCGAGCTGTGTGTTATAGCGGTTCTCTAATACGTCTCTCTGTGTCTCGCAAGCTGTGTTAGACACATTCTGATTTGTGTTAAAGATATCTCTTTTCACAAATTCGTCAGAGATAAAAGCGTCCTGTGCTCCGTTGTTGTTTCCCCATCCGTTACCGCAAAACAGGAAAGCAAGAATGATGATCCAGAACCATCCACCGTCACCCCACATGTTTCCATCGTTGTTTCTTGTGACTGCTGCTACATCGGCAGCACTAAGTGTGTTTAATCCCTCGTTCATGTTGGTTCTCCTTTTCTTTTATTTATCAAGACGTGTGCACTCCGTCCGGATATCACTTTATTTTATTGATAATGTCGTTTGGATTCATGCCATTTTGCTGGCACATCTCCATAAATACATCTTTCGGGTTTCTTCCTTGGCACATATCCATAGCCTTTTTGATGTTCGGGTTGCTCTGCGCCATATTCTGTAACATTGCTCCGGGATTCTGTGCATTTTGCATCATCCCCATCATTTTTTGAATCATTCCGAATGGACCGTTGCCACCCGGCATACCGCCCATCATTCCCATTAACGGATTACTCATGCGTCAGCTCCCCTTTCTGTTCTTCTGGCTGAGGTTTCAATGTATCCAGTAATTTGTTGAATTCTTCTCTTGTTACGTACTTAGCGTCCATGTTTTCCACTACAGGTTGTGGATTGTTCGCCTGTACCTCATGAAATTCAAAAGCTTTAAACGTAACACTTCCCACACCGTCAACAGATTTAACATAGAAATACGGTGCATTGTTATCCATCATCCAAGCCGTTGTTCCCGGCTGTACAATCTGATTCCTTGCCCCGTCAATTCCGGCCACCTGTATCCAGTTTACATTCGGCTGTGGCTGTGCCTTGTATTGCTGTTGAGCCTGTGATAAGTTATCTATCCGTTGTCGTAATGCCATCTGATCTTGCATATAAGCATCCTGTGGCATGTACGGTGTATATGACATATATGGATTCATACTCATACCTCCTGTAAATTAGCATTTGTTGTTCTCTATGCTTTCATTTTACGCACAAAAAAGAGACCTTAACAGTTCGTTAAAGTCTCTAAAAAGTATCACTTATTCTTATGTATGACAGGTGTTTGTAATCTTTCCGTACAAATCTTCATAATCTGAATATTCACCGCTTGTAATCACATAGGATTTCATGTTTTTACTCCCTCATTTCACAGAATTTCTAATTCTTTGAATACTTTCATAATTTTAGGAAACTGAATAGCAAACCAGTCAACGATTGTTTCTTCATGTCCGAACTGTTTATAATGTTCAAAGTTTGCCTGTAATCCGCTTTCAGCAAGAAAAGCATGTATGATTTCATGTCTTAACTGTTTTTTCATAATTTTTTCAAAATCGCCAACTTCGTTTACATTATTATTTCTGACTTTTATTATGTGCGCTGTATAGTCGCAAAAGCCGTCAATCGTTTCTTCTTCAAACGCTTCTCTAATTATTTCGTATTCCGTTCCAAGAATATTTACTTTTTGCATTTACTTCTCCACTAACTCAAATCTATACTTCTGCTTCACATCCGGGTATTTCTTTCTGTCTACTTCGCTCACAAACATTCCATAAGGTCTGCACCACACGCCATTAGAGCATTCGTAAACTACCTTGAACTGTCCCGGCATTTCGCTATCTTGTGCAATATACAAGACTTTCACTGTTTTGCCCTTGAAGTGCCTGTACACCTGTCCAGGTTCAACTCTTCTATTGCTCACTGTCGGCGGTTCGCTGTTGAAATACTTCTCACATTCTGCCAAATCACAGTTCTCTTGCATGAGTGGATGTTTTTCATCCAACTTCTTAATCTCTGCTTTCTGTACGTAAATGTGCTGTCCTACAAGTGGAAATCCACAGCCGTAAAGCATTTTCGCCTTAATGTGGTGTGGTTCAAGTCTGCCTGTCGGGTCTATGAGGTATCCGCTTATTTTAAAAATTTTAGGTATCATGTAATCACCTCTTTAATCCTATAATTGTGTAAAATTCTTTTTCGGATAAGGCACTTTTGGTTATAAGCCGAAGTGTATCATCGGAAACATTCCTGGCAATATACGCTTGGAACAAAATACCTGAAACAATAACATTCCGGCATTCATCCGGCAATTTCATTGATTCATTTAATTTCATTTTCGGAACAGCAAACGACAGCATATATGTACTTTCTGCCCCGGTTAAGAACTTTTGATAGTCCATGTGTTCAGAAATAATTGTTTCCCCGGTAGAATAAAATTTAATATTCCACCCAATACGGTTTTTGAGATCAATCATTTCATCTGCCGTAATGTTCGGCGTTTCATCGACTACCGTTTCCTCTGCCGGATACATTTCCCAATCTTCCGCAAGCATATCTTCTTGTGTTGGTGTCCAGTTTGGCTGAAAGCTTCCTTTTCGTGTGTAACTCATAATGCAGTCCGAAAAACATTCTTCTTCTGGTAGAATTGCAAGAAACGTATTCGTTGTTAAACCTTTGTTTTTTTCAATAAAAATAAACTGTTTTCTCCCATTAAAAAAGTTTTCTTTCCATACATTACGTGTAACTTTCTTCCCCTTTTTCATACATTTTATAGCTTCTCCGAAGTTCATATCTTTATCCCCTTTCGCTTTTACGTTTTAATCAAAAAATAATATTAAAGTCGTTGTATTTATCATATTCTTCATAATATTTTTTGATTTTTTCGGCAATCTCTTGCTTGAATACCATGTCCCCGTATTCATCAAAATAAAATTTTACCCAAGTTCGTTCGCCATAATTTTTAAATACAATACATGTAAGAAGAACAGGACATTGTCCATTTTCTTTTTTTAAATAATATTCAATAAAAGGAGATGGAATAATTTCATATGTTTCTTCAAGAATATGTAGCGAACTATGTCTGAGAATAAAATCAAAGATTTTTTCTTTTTTCTTTTTCGGCCACCTGCATGTCTTGGCTATTTTATTGACATATTTTTTAAGTCTTTTTTCAAATTCTTTTTCGTAGCGTTTTCTTTCTTCTTCTCTTTTTCTAATTTCATTATAGCCAAAACCTAAATACATTTCATACATAACCTTATACCACCCTTTCAATCTTATCATTTACTCTTTTACTCAATCTCTTGACTGTAGACACACTCACATTCATTTGTTCTGCACAGTCCTCTAAAGGCATAGCTTTAGCACGGAGCCGGAACAGTTTTAATTCATCCGATGTGAAGTTGCATTCTAATTCAAAATAGTCAAGTTCTGGTCGTGTAAAAGAGTATATTTTCATAATTCCTTTGGTTTCTTGTCCGTCATAGCATTTACAAGCTCTTCCCGAGTTTTTTTTAAACCCTCAATGTTATTCCCTGTGATTTTGTTTTCGATCAAATTAAACATACTTCTCATTAATAGATTCATATCATCCCTCGTATTCCTTATGTTCTTATAATCGTTATCAAGTTTCTGATTAATCCCTGTGATAGATGTTTCAATGTTCGTTATTCGCTTTTCAATCTGCTCTATACGGTTGTCCTGTTTTTCTTTTGGTGCTTTCCATGATTTGTACCACCCGGAAAGCACAGCAACAGCACCGCCGACGACAGATATAGCACCGCATGTAGCAAGTATCTGTGTTATTAATTCCATGTGTTACGCTCCATAATTCAATCCGATTCCGGCTTGCTTGTATATCTCTTTTCGCATTCTCTCTTTCAGTTCCTCTACATCAATAGTGACTGTCGTGTTTTCTGCAACCTTTACATTTCTGTAATCATGAGCCTTTAATACAGGTGATGCCATATCTTCAATAACCGGTGAGGTAAAATGTGTAAGATACGCTTCTTTCTCCAACCGCTTATTCTTGCACTTGTCCTTAAACGGACACTCTCTGCACATTTTTGCCATTCTTGTCAATCCACTCATTTTACATCACCTTTCGCATTAAGATATCTCTGTGCTGCTTTTGCTGATTTCACAGCCTGTGACCTATCCCACTGTGCTACCCGTAGCCGTTCCGAATATTCTTTAAGGTCATTTTCTTTGCAGTAATCATGATACTGCTTATTCTGCCGTCTGAGTACCGCTGATTTGCGGTTGTACATCTGTTGCAATTCGAATTTAAGCTTATCATCTCCGCTTGCATCTATAGCAGTCTGCAAATTCTGAATCTCTCTCTTGCTGTTACGAATGCGTCTTTCCATAAGCCGTTGCTTTTTCGCACGCTCTTCCGCTTTGATATTGTCTTCGCTCGACAGGTTAATATCCGCATATGGATTGTTTTCACCGTCACCGGATCCGAAAGAGTGTCTGCAGTTCACGCCACACAAACCGGTCACCGTTCCGTAGCCTGTTGATGTTCGGAAGTCCGGGAACCTCTTGTCTTTGCCTGTCCTGGAATAGAATTTTCCTTGCCACCAAAAGTGGTTCGTTGGATTGTTACCGCCATCACCAATTCGTGCACCCACATGTGCAGATACTAAGATGGTATCCCATTCCAATTCTTCCATTCGTTTTAATGCGATTGCTCCGGCGCACTGGCTTATGCCTGTGCGGACAGTCATCATTGTGGCTGATTCAATGCTCATTTCTCTACCGGACGGATACGATACTTTAACGCCTTGCCGTATCATCCTTTCAACAGCATTTCTGACAGCTTGTGTGTATGATGCGGCACCGCTTGACGCCATGCGGTAAGCTGTGTCAACCTCTTTCAAAAACAACTTCTGCGCTTCATCTGCCGTTGTTCGTGTAAGGTTTCTCCATTCTCCACACGTAGCGTTATAATCTCTTTCCAGTATTCTGAGCAATGCCGGAGATTGCAATAAGGGCGTAGGTGATAGTCCTACCGCCCTATATATCGCATCGTCTCTCTCGATAGCTTTTATACCGGCTTCCTCAAATGCGCTTTTCAGCTCGCTCTCTTGTCTCTTCGTTTTGTCAGCAATCTCTTTTTGTATGTCTTCCAATAGATACCCGGATTCTTGTAGCACCTGTATCTGCCACCTGTCCGTAGCCGTTAAAATATAATCTTCTCCACGACCTATACGTACCATTATGCGCTCAACGATCATGTCCATGATGTTCTTGTGCATGTCCGATGTTATCTTTTCGGCTCCCTCTGTCACATGAAAGAGATATTCCGGCGTAAGCATTACTTACCCTTTCCATCTGGCCATGCACGAAGAATTAAGAAGAACACACAAACCACAATAATATTAATAGTACTTGTTGCCATCTTTATTCCCCCTCTACTTCCGGAATGCCTGCTACAGATGTAAGCAAGCTTGCCACTCCGGCTACGGCCGTTACTCCGATTGCATATTTCCAGTCAATTTCATAGATTCCTTTTCCAACAATTACAAATCCAAGTGCGGTCTGTGCCATCGTCTTAACACATCTTATGCCTGTTGCTTTCAGCCATTTAACAGTGTTTACGTTTGGTTTTAATACGCAATTTTTAAACATAATATCACTCCTTTTTCTTAAGTTTACGAAAGAATAAGGCATGTGTTGTACCCTATTCCTCGCCAAACAATCCGCTGTCCGGCTTGTTCTGTTCCTGTGCTTCTTTAATCATTGCTTTCGCTTCGCTTTCGGTCATGCTCTCGAATTTCACAAAATACATCCATGCCGGAACCTTGCCCTGTAAAACATAGTTCCACCACCGTGAGCGATCATCCTCTAAGTTATATACAAGGTCTTCAAAATCACATGCAGTTTGGTAGTTCGTTGCCGGGATAGTTCCGTTTGCTGTGCCAACTGCATACAGGATATAGATGATTCTGTGCAATACTCCATCATGGTTCTTTCCGTCCAAAATGTTTCGGAATGCCTGGATAGTATGCAGTGTACGTCTATCGTCAGATTCTACCTGTGTTGCTGTCTGTATGCCTTGGTTCTGGTCGAAAGAGAAATATCCGTTTGAGAATCCACATTTATATCCGATGATGGATAGGTAGAAGTTGATAGCACTCACTCTATCTGTTACAAGTAGAGTAGGCACATGTTCATGAATGGTATTGTCTTCATTTATCCCTTGCTCCAATCCGCTCACAAATCTTGGTAGCTCAATCCCCTGTGCGTTTGCAAATTGTATAGCCGACTGTGACACAAATGTCATGTGCTGACTGTCTTCCTGTTCGTCTCCCATCTTGCTAAGGGCAATATCCAACCATCTCAATTCCTCGATGCATTCTGAAAATGCCGGGACAGTCAGCGGAGATTCCTTGTCAATTGCATTTGCGTAAGGATTGCGCCAGTAGACGAACAGCGGATATTCTAACCCATGTACGTACACTTCCGGCTCAATGTCTTTCCACTCATCTACCCTGTCAAGCGTTATCTCTGTACCGATCATATCTTTGTTTTCTGATTTAAAAGCCTTACTTGATATATGGTATACACGTTCCAGTCCGACATCTTCAAATCTGTGATACTCAGCTTTTGTGTAGTATTTGTCGTTCTTCTTAAGAAATGAGAAAAAGATAGCTGCTAACGCATCCCCGTCCGTGTTTGTGTCTGTGATTAAAAAGTAATCAGGATCCAAAAATTCCACATCATCACCATTGCTCTTGACCATCATCCCACAGGTCGCACAGCTTTCCTCTTGTTTCTCCTGTAATGTGTTCATCACTCTGTCAAATCTCTTTTGCAGTTCGTTATTTCCTGTAATCTTAATATCCGTATTAAACAGTGTGAGGTTCGCTATCTCACGACAGATCACATTCGAAAACCTTGTCGGCTTTATCTTCCCACTGGTACACCACTTTGGTACACCTGATCTCATGCTTTTATACAGCGACAGGGCGGTATCCATATCAGAAGACCGCCCTGTTTCAATTCCGAATATGTTTTTAGCGTCATTTACTTTAACCATTTTATTCCATACCGCCTTAATCTTTTCTATCAGTCTCATTGTTTCACTCCATTAGTATTGCCATCTTAAGCGTCTGCGTAAGAATGTGTAACAGAAATACCTTGTATCATCCATAGCGTGGTCATTTTCTTTAATAACTGCATCCTCACTCTTTTCTTCATCCCATCGGTACATACCGAATTCGTTAATACAGTCTTTACAGTCTTCGTATATCTTAAGCATGCCTTTGTTTAGCATGGTTGTAACCACACGGATACCGTCAAGTACATCATTATCCGCTTTCTTTACTGTATATTCTCCATACTTCTTAATGACTTCGATGAAAGATGCAGCAGACGGGTCTATTATGATGCAATACACCTTTCTATCACCTATCAGCTCTTTCAGCATCTTATAATATGCTTCATCATCCACTCTCTTACCGGTCTCACGGCTGTTATAATACACTTCTGCTTCTCTCTGTGCCGTTCGCCCGTTAAACGCCCACAGTCCGGCAGAGAACGGATTGACTGTACCGTAGTCAATAGATACGATGTATTCTTTCACTCCCGTCATGTGTTCGTGTGCTACGTGCTTCGATTCGTCAAACATCTGATAGACAAGTCCCTCAGCCACACACCACAATCCTAAGATATACCGCTTGAAGAATACACCTACATACATGCTTCGGTATCTCTTTTTAATTGCTTCAGACAGAGACAGATTATCATCCATTGTAAAATGCAGATACAGGATATTCTTCTGATCGCACTTATCAATCCAGTTGACTTTGAACCAGTGTCGAGGTCCGTCCGGGTTGCAGTTGAACCAGTACTTAGAACCTGTCACTGAGCAACGTCCTGTTGCCTGGTTGACAAACGATTCCGGCATTAATGCTACTTCGTCAAAAAACATTCCGGCAAGGGTGATTCCCTGTATCAAGTCCTGAGAACGTTCATCTTTACCGCCGAATATGTAGAAGAAATTCTGCACATTTCCCTTGCTGACCACAATAAGGTTGTCCGACCGATGGTCTACCACCGTATATCCACGGCTTTTTAACATCAGTTTCAACCAGAACAGCACATTACGTCGAAATGATCCGATGGTTTTTCCGGCCATACCGAAATTCTGTTGATTGAATGTGCTCATTGCCCACAGAACATAAGACAGTGACATACACAATGTCTTACCGCTTCGGATAGCTCCGTCAGCTATGATTCCCTCTTTGTTCTTTACCGGACTGGATTCGCACCACCATGTAAGTACTTTCTTCTGCTTAACAGAAAAAGGCTTAAACTCAAACCCTTGCTTCTTAGCCTTTTCTTTCATGGCAACCGCATGCTTCATGATGCTTTGCCGGATGTTTTGTATTCTGTTCTCAATGCTACTCATCCGTCCATACCTCGCCCGCTGTTGCATTTAAGGCATCAAGGAAGTTGTCAGTGCTTTCTTCCTCTGGTGTAGAATCTTTGTATTGCGCTTCTAATTTGGCAAGTTCGATATTCATTCGTCTATCGTCCATATTGCGTTTGAGTAATTCTTGCGCACACCTTGTGCGTTCGGATAATGGAGCTTCGAGATCGAATTGGTCTTTAATCTCTCCACGCATGACAGATGTAAGATACTGCATAACTTCCGTGATATCTGCGATACGTGCGTCCTCTATTTGCTTCTGTCGTTTCTGTATATATTCCAAAACGACAGGTTTTTTCATATTCTCCGCTCCGGCTTGTCTCGCCGTCTTCTCACTATATCCGGCTCTCTTTGCAGCTTCTGTCTGATTCCCGCACTTTAAGAATTCGTCAGCAAACGCTTTCTGCTTTGGAGTAGGTTCTTTCCCTTTCGGCATCTACCCACCCTCTTCCATATATCCATCCATGCTACTCACCACCCTTGCCTGTTCTACACAGTCTCTTTCTGAGGTTGCTGTACCTGTCTGTAATAACATCCAGTGCAATGTTAAGTGCCTGTATCGTTCCATTCTGTCTGTTGTGTTCTTCTACCAGTCTCTTATTCTTTGCAATAAGTTCCTGTACTTCGCACAGTGCCCGTTCTCCGACAGCCTTTGCGTCTTCTACCTCTTTTTGCAGATACTCATTCTTTTCTTTCAGCTTTTCATTCTTTGTAATCATGTCAATTAATTTCTTCTGCATTTCTTCCATATCACGTGAGTCTGTTTTGTTTAATTCTACTGGTATCTCTGTATAGTTTTCCATCATTCTTTCACCGCCCTCCATATATCATTTAAACAATTTGCAATCTCTATCTGTGATGCTGTTCGGATAATCTCATAATCGTAATATTTCCATTCCCCATTTTTCTTTCTTTCTAGTACTCTGGTAGATAGGATGTACATGGTGATAAGTCTATTTTGCTCCACAGAATAAAACTGACTTGTCCCCATCTTTATAACTAATCCTTTTTGTAGTATTGCTTTCTGTAACTTCTTAGCAATGCTATTTAGATTTGCCATTCTATCTACCTCCAGAACTCATTTACAATGTCAAATATCATTCGCTGCTGATTCTCATAATTCATATTTTCTTTATACACAAAATAGCACCTCCCACGATAATTACATCTTACCGTCAGAAGTGCTATTCATTGTCCCCGTTATTTAGTTTTATTACTATTTTGATACTTATATTTTACCACAAAATGCACATTTTTTCAATGTTGGGTTGCTCTATGTTCATTTCTTTGTCTCTTTTATTTTCTCCATATTGACTTTTCTTCATATTTTTGATATTATACTTATCGGAAAGTAATGCTTGAGAATGATGTAAAAGTATGGTATGAATTATGCATTAACTACCAAAAACAGCACTTGACGAATAGCCGTTCGTCAGCGCTGTTTTTCTTTTATATCTCTTCAAACCATCCAACCCTTGAATTTTCAAAAACGCCATCAGAAAGTTGTCCGTCAAACTCTTCTTCGCATTCTTCTGCTGTGTCTCTTGTGATTCTGATTATCGAATATTCATTCGTACCTGTTTGATCAGAATTAATAACTTCTACAATTCTTGTTTCCCCGTTTTCTGAAAAATCATATTTTGTAGATTTGCTGAAACTTTCTCTCTGTCTGTGTCCCTCTGCTCCATATACTTTCCATGTTCTTGTTACTGCCATTTTATTTTCCTCCTTTTCTGATTGTGATCACACCGTCTTTTTCTTCCAGGACAACACTCCTATCCTCTTCCGTAACGCCCAGTGCCTTTATCATCCCTACCGGAATAGAAATCCGGTAGTTTTTCGTGTTCTTGCCGGATGTTCCGCCGGCTTTGTTTATCATTACGTTTCTTTTTGCTTTCTCCATTACTATCTCCTCTCTTATCTTATGTCTGTGATTTTTACAAGTGTGTTAACTAGATTTTCTTCGTCTTCTGCTACGATTTCGAAATCTGCAATGATTGGTTCGTCATATTCTCCGTTTGCAACGTGTACGCATTCGCTTTCGAGAAGTTCCTCTACATCTCCGTCTTCTGTCTGCCATAAATCTGCAAATCTAATTTCTTCTCCAACCTCTAATTCTGCTCCATTAAACATTTTAACTTTCATCATTGTTCTTTACCTCCTGTGATGTTCTCTGTTTTTTAACTGTCTTTATTATATCATAGTGGTGTCCACTAGTCAAGTAAAAAAATAAAAGATTTCAATTATTTTCAAAACCTTTTTTCTCTTAATCTATATATTTACATTTTACAGGTCCGTCTTTATTTTTCTTAATCATATAATAGAATCTCGGTCTTTTCTTCTTTTTCTCCACTTCCTACCGCTGTTGGGATGATGGTTGGAACACGAGAAAGTACCTATTAATATATGCTAAAATGTATGTCTATGTCATCTCCTGTGATGACTACCTTTTCAACACACTCTTTTAGCACCTTGTTTTTCTCGGAATCCGTCAGTGTATCCCACACGTTGGACATCTCTTTTATTTTCTCTATCTTTTCTCCCCGTCCGGCTTTCTCCCGGATGTCTTCTGCCTTTAGTTCTTCCCGTAGGTTTTTTAGTGTTTTTTCTTCTGCCTGGATAACATCCAAAAGCGTATCTGTACCGGAGTTACCGCTTGCATACAATGTGTATAGGCGTTTCAGTTTTGCTTCGCTTAGTGATATCTCTTTTTCTATCATCTTCCGAGTGCTTTCAGATTCATTCTCTTTTTCTTCGACATTAACGATGAATCGTTTAAAACAGTCCTCTACTTCTTTTTCTACCACATCTGCCCGCACTTTTTTATTCTTGCAAGGGTTACCTGTCTTAGATATATGCTCTTTTCCCTTGTACTGTGAGTAACATACTATCTTTGTGTACTTTCCCCACTTCTGCATCCGCATTTTAGTACCGCATTTTCCACAGTAGCACAACCCGGTAAGCATATACTTGTTGCTTACATAAGCATTTGTGGATCTCTTTTTTATCTCTTCCTGTACTTCGTAGAATAGTTTTTCGTCTATGATCGGTTCGTGTAAACCTTGGTATGTTTTCCCTTTATATTGTATTTTACCTACATAGGCTATTCGCCTAATAATATTCGATACAAGCTTCTCCGAATGCATCCCGAGAATTTTTTGAATCCTATCACACGAATATCCGTCCCGGAACATCTGGAAGATAGCTTTTACCTTTTCCGCTTCTTCCGGGATGATATGTAATATCCCATCGTTCCTGTCGTACCTATATCCATAAGGTATCGTACCGCCACCCATCCACAGTCCACGCTTTACACGTTCCACCATCCCGGCTCTTGTACGCATATAGATAACCTCACGCTCATACTGCCCCATAACCGCATTAACGCCCAACATCACACGATCCATCGGTGTCTCATTCCGCAAATCCTCTGTAGCTGATACCACCTCTACATTGTATTTTGGCAAGAGCTTACTCACAAGCGTAAGAGTATCTACAACATCACGGCTCATTCTATCAAGCTTATAGATGTATACTGCCTGTATTTCTCCGGCTTCTGCATCTTCCAGAAGTTTCTGTATGTTCGGCCTTTGAATATTGCTCCCGGAATATCCCCCGTCCACATACCATCTGGCTATCTTCACGCCCCTTTTCTTGGCAAGTTCCTTTATCTTGTCTTCTTGGACATCAAGACCATACTTTTCGGTCTGTGCTTCTGTAGACACTCTCATATAACCTACATTTAATTTTTTCATGTCAATTCTCCTTTCAATTTAAAAAAGAATTGACCAAGATTCTATCAAGGTCAATTCTAAAATATCACTTATTTTTTGTCAACTTTTCTGAAAGAATCCTTTTTACCGCCTTGTTATGGATTTCATATTTAGAAAGTTCTTCTTTTGTCACCTGTTTGCCGTTCACAAAGATTCTTACCATCCGCATCACTCCTTTTCGGTAGTATTCCCGTGTTTGTGCCTTTTATGCCGGAATCAGCTTATCAAATCCGCTTTCCTGTGCAGTCTCAAAAGGTCATAGTACATATAGATTGCTTTTCTTCTGTATCCTTGAAAGTCTTTTCTTGCAATTGGTATCCAGTACCTTTTGCTTATATAGTCATATCCAATGTCCAACACAAGAGACGCAAAAAGTACATTGGCCAAATCATTATTTGAACATTGACAAGCTTCCAATATAAGTCTCTGGTCATAATCCCTTGCCTTATTGCACCAATTCAATGTTTTTTTCTCATCTTCCTCGCTTATGAAGTAGATATCACCGTGTGCCCCTCTCAAATATTTGTCTCTTACTCCGGCCATTAATCAATCCCTTCCTTTTCGCATATCCTAATACATCACTTTTGACCAAATAGTAGTTTTTCTTTCTTTTTACCGTCTTCTCCTTTGTTTTTTCTTCAAACGCATTCATCATTAAGTGCATCCTCTAACGCTTTTTTCTCTATTCATATCTGTCAACTACCTCTAGTTTCTTCAAGTCCTCGATAAGCCACGGTTCGAAATCTGACCATTTGACCATTGGAAAATCAACATTGAAGTGTCGATTCAAACTCAAACAACAATCACCAATCCAATTCCAATACTTTTCCCCTTTTCTTGGCTGTGTTTCATATACAAACACCTTGCCATTTTTATCTCTTGCAATGTATCTACGCTCTTCTCTGAAATACTCCAAAAACGCTCTATCTCTCTTACTAATCACTGGCTTTTCAATGTACTCCTGCTCTACCCACTCTCTTATTTCCTTTACACAATTAGGAGGTGCAAATAAGCATTCACTGCAAGCAATACTACCGCACTTTACTATACGTTCACTTCCTTTAGTTACTGCAATACTATCTCCACTACAAGCAACCTCCATGATCTCTTTTTCAAACTTCTCTTTATTCTTCATCTCTTCCACCCTCTTTCAACTTGTGTTTAATCTCTTCTTTTTCTTCCTCGTTAAGTGTTCCGCCATAAATCCAATATACCAAATCAAAACTTACAAATATGTCATTTCCTTCGAATCTAATATATTTAGGTTTCTTCCCAAAATGAACTTTCATCAATCTCACTCCCATTCACTTTTCACAATTTCAATGGCTCTATCCAGTCCATCTCCGTATCCGTCATAATACTGGCACGTATCCTCTTCACAGACAGCTATATCATCATCTGCCTTATCGGATAGTACTTGTAGCTTTTCGATAAGCTTATCCGCATCAATCAGTCTCATAACCGCTCTCCTTGTAAGGTTCCGGCAACGGCATCCATGCTATTACTTCGTCCACAACATCAACTTCTTCGTCTGTCCATTCTCTTCCATCCCAGTAGCCGATAAACGGTTGTGCAACATGTCTGGTCTGCACAATGTAGCAATCGGAATCACCGTCAATCTCTGGCTTCTTCGGAAGTCTCTCGCTGCATGGAATCCATTTCATTTGCTCTCCTCTTAAAAGTGTATCTTTTAATTCCTTTTTGGATATTATTTTTAGTAAAATGTTGCAACAAAAAGGTGTTATTGTCTGAAAAATAAACTCTTCTTCCGTTTCTCGTACTTTTGTTGCATAATCAACTGTAATTTTTTCTATGTCTGCGTTTTTGATTTCTTTATTCACTTTTCTACACCTCTCTTTAGCTCTTTTATCTTTTCGTCATATTCTTTAGCTGGAACGGTTATGGCGCACAATCTAACATTGTTTCTATCCACGCCGTGATTTTTGAAATGGCAATCTCTTTTTAGGTTTACATACTTATCGCCGACACAATATGCAAAATCTATCCGGCAGAACGGGTTCTCTCCTATTATGTAACTCTCTATAATAACTCCGTTCCCATAATCTCTTAGGTATTCATAATATGCCCATAGAGGTTTATTTTTGTCTCTTTCAGATACGATCTCGCCAGTGCTTCTGTCTACCCAGTACATTTATTCCACCTCTTCATCTGCTGGAAACCGGAATGTAAATTTATCACAAACGCTATCCTTGTAATCTTCTGCGACATGGTCTTTCAGCATTTCGATTTGCGGTCCCATTCCACATAACACGCTTCGGTTGAATTCGCCATCCGCATATTTTTTTCTGCACATCTCCATAGCCTTTTCAGCTTTCGCTTCTTTGCGATATCGCGCGATTGTAATTGATTCCTGCAATCCCGTTGTCACACCAAATATAGATGTTCCAAGTCTTTGAAGTATTATTGATTCATAAGGGATATCGTAGCATCCATCTTGACTAATTATTCTCATTATCTTCCACTCCTTAACATACAGAATAGTAATTCTGTCATAGATCTTTTCCTTAGTCCCATTCTGCAAGGCTTTACTACCTTTAATTCCCATCCCATCATATTTGTATCATCTATTGGCGTTGGATTTTGGAATTCATCTTCTGGCTCTTTCATGTACGGGACAGCTACCATAATTCCCCAATATTTAGATGATTCCGGGTTGCATTGGTGTAAGTGTTCATCAAACTTACCGTTTTGCAAATCTGGTATCAAGTCTTTGTAGCACTCCATCGTAGTTACTATATAGTTCTTTTCTCCATAGAAATTCAGTCCATTACCGCTATAAACATCTTCCTTGCAACTTTTAATTTCGTAACAAGTAAATATTCCTTTTTCCACCCCGGATATAGACATTTGATCTCCGGGTGAAAACTGCATATAATCCACGCGTTTTGCCTTGGATGTCCACGGGTCAATACTCACTTCTTTTGCATAATGTTTTCCAAAAACGTTTAGTTTGGTGCGTTCAAGGGTATGCGACAGGAAAAGTGTAATTTCTTTTCTATTCATTTTTATCCTCCTTTACATAATCCGGGCGTTCTAATTTACATCCCATAGACTTTATCATACCAATCAATATATCTTCCGCATTCACTACAGTATTTCGGTTTGTGTTCTTCCGGCACTATATATTCATGTCCACAACATGAGCATTTAAAATCAATATCTCCCGTGGATTCGTCCAAGATGATAGGCCTTGTTGGGAGTTTATTGCAGTCTTTTAACGCTTTCTTATATCCGTCCAGATATGCTTCTTTCTTTACGATTTTTGTTTCATTTGTTGCAAGTACTATCACCATGCATACCATAATCATGCATACTATGTAGCATACTAATTTCATAATTCGTTCCTTTCTCCCTATCTAATTTCCGATATATATCGGTCTACCAGTTTTCCGTTAACATATTTTTCTTTTACTTCTACAGTCACAGAATCTCCTTTTTGACTGTCAGCGAAACTTGGCTCATTCATCATTCCGCTTGCATAATCGTCTTCCTCATAAGTCAGTCCGTCATATTCGACCTTTATCTCCCACTGCCATCTTGGAACATATGCGAACCACTTTCTCATATCTATGTAAGTAATAACCGCATCTGCATTTTCATAAGAGTATCTAATTTCGTCCCTGGTTTCTGCCGAATTACTATCAGCGCACCCAGTTAAGCAGATGCACAGCAGAATCAAATATATTATTTTCTTCAATTTATCCCTCTTCTCCCTAAAAATGGGTAAAAAAATACCAACCACCGAATATTTGATGGTTGGTAGATGAAATTATGCTTCTTTATACCGTTTCAAATCTGATTCGCTTAGTTTTTCAAAAACAAATCCGCAATCAAGACATATATTCCTTTGTGTCTCAACCGACATTATATATGCAGGTTCTGTACAGGTTACATTCCCTTGCACGCTTACTTTTTCTGGAATTCGTTTTGTTAAGGCTGTACTTCCACTAATTCTTTCGGTATTTTCGCTTTTACAAAATGGACATTTCATTGGCATTTCCTCCCTGTATATTTCTATACAGAAATTATACCATTCCAACCATCAATATTCAATTGTCAAGGTACGATAGCTACTATTTTTAGCTGCTACTTAATCCATGCCGTCATAAAGATTTTCTGACAGTTCAACTTGCCTATCATCCAGATCACGTAATGCTTTAATAATCTTTAACTTTGTTTCTCTGCAAGGGAAATATCCGTATTTTGCATATCTCAGCATTCTCTCAAACGTACTCATTGGATACGGAATATTTCCATCTGTCACTAACCTCTTCATATGCAAGTGCTGAAAGAAATTATCTGTATACATTACACGATATTCGATATGCGTTTTGATATCCTCGTCAAATGGATCCGGCTCTTCTTCACACTCTGCGCCTGTTTCATCCTCTATGATTGCTTTGTAGTACGCAAATTTCGTAATGCTAAAATCAAACTGGCTTAATATTTCCTCTGGTTTTCCGAAAATCTTTGAACATAATTCAATTCTTACGCCGGTTCTTATGTGCTTATACGCTTTTACATTATCGTTCTCGTAATAGAACGTATACTCTTCACTACGTTTATCATCGCCCTCATATCCGGGAGTCATTGAATCGAAATACTGAACCGCATCTTCATAATCAGATTCACTTTCGAAGAATATATCAAGATCTTTTACATTCTCTTTATTGAAAATGTTTTTGAAACAGCCACCACAAATGAATCCGTTATGTCCTATCATAAATTCATCTAACCAGTTCAATATCCAAAAATTTTTCTCTATCTTCTCGTGTAAACATTGCTTTTCTCCTTTCAATTACTGATGTTTCGCTTATTATTCTTTGTATTTCTTCAAAATCTCTGTAATTGCTTTCATGTGTTCCGCTACTTCCGGCAAATCTTCATTGTTAATTTTTTTAAGCTTATATGGTACATCAAACATTTTCAGATCATATTTGCTAAACTCTTCAAACATTTTGGCAAACTCATTTTCTTTTTTTGCATTATCGTCATATTTATAAAATTGTTCCGAGCTTAAAATTCGCCCCATTTCAGTTGTTATAAACGCTTTCCGTTTTGGAGTAATTCGTTCAATTGTTACTGGAATCATCTTTTTACACCGAAATGTTATCATCCATCCGAAAGCAAGTTTTTCTGCAACAACACAAGCCACATCCCCGACTTTCAATTCGTCTTTGTCTATCTCTTTTAATTCAATTTTCATTATTCATCTCCATAAAATCTGATAACTGCATCTGCCCGAAATGTTATTCCTTTCCGTTAATCATCAATCTGTATCCTCTTCAATTTTCATGTTTCTTGCGATTGCTTCAATCACATTCACAGTTACTCCATTTCCAGCTTGCTTATACAACTGGCTGTCAGAATTTACAAACTGTGCTTTCTCAAAGTAATCATCCGTCCATCCTTGCAATCTAAAGCATTCTTTCGGAGTTAGTTTTCTGATTGCTATGTAACACTGATATCTTTCATACCAGACCGCATATACGACCAATTCGTCAGATACCTTGACAAATATTCCTTGATTACAACTTGTGTCAAGTGTATTTGCTACACCATGTCCTACTCGGTCTCTTCTTGTCTTGCTGTTTGGCATTGAGAAGTTCACGCTGTCAATTTCCACTCTGCATTCTGCATAACCTTGTTTCGTTGCTTCTTTGACTTCAACCGCGATTCCGTGCCGGTCCTGTCCTGTCAGTGTGAACATTGGTTCGCCATCATCTTTGAATCGTCTCCCATTCTGTCTTTTTTCAGCACGATCAGGAGTAAGAACAGGAATTGCAACTCCACTGCCATTAGCCTTTATGTTTGACACTCCGCTGTCATATCTAGCCTTCAAGCATCTTACATTGTCAGTCATTACAATCCCCCCCTTGCTCAAATCAACGAAACACGGGAGTCCTACACTTCTAGGTTCTTTGTAATCCCTACTTGTCAGTGTTGGACATATTCCTTCATACTCTCTCACTTTTCCATCTTGTCCAATATAGCTTGTGTCAAAAATAATCGGAACTTTTGGCTCTGTATTCCCCCCAGGTTTTGTACTTATAGTCGGAGCAAGTCCTTCGCTGCTATATACTCTATCCCTCTGTGAATTTCTCCCGTTCAGACAGCCAAACAAATTTAACGAAACACTATTTTCTCTGTCTGCTCTTTCGACAGGAAATACTTCTGTGGAACCTCTGCTTCTAAGATGTCCGATAATGAAGCACCTTTCTCTGTTTTGTGGGACTCCAAAATCTTTGGAGTTGAGCACCTGCCATTCTGCATCATACCCCCCCTGCTCCATTTCAATGAGCAGTCTGGCGAAATCCCATCCTCCATTAACACTAAGCAGATTTTTAACGTTCTCAATGAAAAGGTAAGTGGGTTTATCTTCTTCTTTGAGCTGTCCGACAAGGTACATAACTCTGAAAAACAGGCTTGAACGGTTTCCTTGAAATCC